TAAGTGCTGATAATTCTAAATATATTGTTAATGGTAATAATATTACATATGATTCAGAAGCAGGCTCTTATATTATGTTAAGTTCAAGTGGAGATCCTTATTTTAGAATTCATTATCAATATATAGAAAATCCAAATTCTGGATATACTGATTCTCAAGTTTGGAAATCAGTTGATGAACAAGGAGTTTATATAAATAAAAATGTTGATTTAATAAATATTTCGCATTCGGATTTTTCTATAATGTCAAGAGATTACTAGGCTCCAACAGGAAAAGCGATTGGCCGAGGTATTTATTTTGATTTAAGCGGTAATAAAGTTTTAGGCACAGATATAAGTAATAAATCAATAAAAGGTTCTACAATAGAGGCTTATAGTTTTATTCTTGATGCTTATCGGCCAGGTTTAATAAATAGAGATATTCGTTCAAGAATTAGAATAAATTCTTCTGCTACTGGAATGAGGAATGAATCTCCAGTATATGCTATTGTGCCGAATTAGGATTTTTTATTACGTAATAATAATTCTTTGTCAGAATATGAAATTCAGCATTAGATAGATGTTTATAGACAACAATATCCTAATGAATCATTAACAGATACGGCAAATCGTTTTACTTCTATTAACAATATCTCTCCAGTTAAGATAGTAACTGGAGTTGAGTATGATGATCCTTTTATTGTTGGAGGATTGTTTAGTGTAAGTTGGTCTGGTAAAGTAAATGCTGATTATCTTGTTGCGAAACAAGGTGGCAGAATTGGACCTTTTGTGTTATGTTCAAATGCATTATATAGTAATAATGGTATTTTATCTAACGGTCAACCATTTTATAATAGCAGTGGTTCAATAAATGAAGAACCTCAACCTTATGGAGTTTATTTAGGCTCTGATGGCATGAGTATTAGAGATAAATTTGTTATGTATAAGATGCCTATAAATAAAATTAAAAGTGATAAAACAAATTTAAACAATAATGATACTCATAAATTAAGAATTCCTTTAGGTTATAATATAAATACAAAAAAACAAGAATTTACTGATGTAAAAGATTTTGTAACTACTGGTTATTATACAAATAAAGAAATAGGAGAATATTTTCTTAATTGTAGTGGAACTTATGATTAGGTATTTAAAACTGTAAATGATAATATTTTTGCTTTAGGAAATTTAAGTTTTTATTTAAATGGTAATTCTGTATTAAATGGAGTTACTGCTATGAATGGAAATACTTATATTTTTGGTCATTTATAGGTTGGAGAATATTTATCAATTCTTGGAGAAGAAACTACAAATACTAATAATTCAGTAGTATTATATGCTAATACAAGTGTTTGGGGTATTTTTAGAACTACTGGAAAAACTTATATTGGTGATCAAGATACTAAATGGGCAAATAATGAAGATGTTTTAAGAGACGATAGTAGACAAATAATAGATAATGATCGCCTTGGAGCAATTATTTATAGAAATACTTATATTACAGGATTTTTAAAAGTTGCTGGAGGTATGGTTGTAGGTGATGCTACACCGACTAATGCTATAGAATATGATAGTAAAAAACTTACAAGTGATTTTACTGCTTATGTAAAAAATGCTAAATTTTTTGGAGATTTAGAAGTTGCAGCAGGATTTGTTGCAGGTAGTTTAAATACAGATGAACCTATTGGAGAAAATTTAGCAAGAGTTCCAAAATATACTCCTAATATTAATAATAATTCTATATCATTAAATTTAAGTTATGTAAATGGTTCGGGAATTTAGTCAAAATATATCTTTTTAGGTAGATCTCCTTAGAAGATTAATAATTCATCAAATTAGAGTGATTTAATTATTTATGCTAATACTACATAGTATGGTAATTTTATTGCTGGTATTAATGGATAGTCAGTAGAATTATATGCCAATGAAAATGGTGCTGGTTCTTATGGTTATATTAAATTAAATAAAAATGGTATTAGTATATTAACAGGAGAAAATTAGCCGTTTGAATTAAAAACAAATGGAGGAGATATTACAATAGATGGAACTAATTCTTCTTATGGAGGTAATATTTATTTAAAAGCTGGTACTGGAAAAAATAGAGAACTTCATATTACTGGCGGAGATAATGATTATATTAAATTTAATGAAGGAGCAATGTCTATTTCTGCAAGAGGTTCTATAGAGTTAAAAGCTGAAGAAGCATCATTTTCTTTATCTAATAATATTATGACTCTATCAAATAATGTAGGAAAACTTGAATTTGAAGATTCTGCTTTAACATTATCTGGGGGGAATGGAGAACTTAAATTTAATTCAAGTGGATTTTCTTTAAAAGGTGGAAATGCTTCTTTAACCGGTAATTCAGATAATAATTTTACTTTAAGTGGAGATACTACTATTGAAGGTAATATTTATGCTCATAATCTTAAATTAGATAATAACGGGGTAGTAATGAATAGTAATGATTATACTCCAACTGCGACTTCTAATGGTTTAGGTTTTAGTAATGGTGGAAATAATTCTGCTGCTCCTACGTTGTGGCTTGGAGGATGGACTGTTGTTGGAGGATGCTTATAGAGTGATAGTAATAATCCTGAGATAAAATTAGATCCTTCAACTGCTACTATTTATTTTGGATCTGATTATATTGATGGAAGAGGAGCCGGAGGGACTAATGATAAAGGCTTAAGACTCTATGGAGGAGTATCTATTCATTATACAACTACTAATAATCATTATTTTTAGATAGGTGATGATCTTAAAGTAAGTATAGGTTCTTAGAATATGGTTATTTCTGAAAATGTATCTATAGGACACGGACAAGTTTCAGGAGGAGGAGGAAGCAATGCTACTAGTTATAGTTTTTCAATAAATGGTCAATCATTAGGTAAATTAGCATTTGCGGATGACATAAAAAAAAAGTTTAAATTAACTCTTTCTCAAATGAATTCTAGTGGAGGAACAGAATATTTTACATAGATAGAAGGTAAAAATATTTATTTAGCAAAAACAGGAATAATTAATAAATTTTATTTTATAACTACTAATTTTCCAACTCTTTATATAAAAAATAAAAGTTTAGATACTTTATATAAATTAAAAGCACGACAAACTCCTATATATAGTGATGTTGAAGGAACAATTTATAAAAAAGATTTCTCTAAAACTATCTATGTAGAAAATTGGGTATATGGAATAAGATACTATAAAGGGAGTGATACAACACGTTATTTTAATTTTAGTTATGAAGTTGATGATTTTGGACAATTATATAATAAATCGAGTTGGATTAGCGATTCCCCAGAGGGAATGGAATGGGAACCTTTTAATACTTTTATTAAAGATGATTATATTGATTTAAGAGAAGAATATGGCTATTCATCAACAACTTTAGCTGAAGTTGGAACTTCAGCAGATATTACTGATATTGCTGATGAAGTAACTCTTGTAGGAAGCGGGGGTTATTTTAAAGAAAAAGATATTATAAATGATAATTTAACTGAAGGTAAAGTTACTGATGTAGTAGATTAGAAAAAAATAACTTGGCAAATAAACGGTTCTACAACAAAAGAAATTACTTTAGAAGCTAATGAAAGTGGAACTCAAAATGTTGATACTATAGATATTGTTAATAGTGATTTTAATTATAATTCAGTTGCATTATCATTAACTTCTGCTAATATATAATAAAAAAGGAGAAAAAGGATTATGAAAGTAACAAAAATAATGAAAAATTCAGAAATTTATACAACAGCGGAAAATTTTCTTGTAGCATTTCCGCAGAATGAAGAAGGAAAAATTCCAGTGAAAGCGCTTTTCCTTCTTAGAAAAAATATTAAAACATTTGTGGATTTGGCACAAGAAATTGAAAAAACTCGTACAGAAATTATTCAAAAATATGGTACTCCTAGTGAAGAAGATCCAGATAAATATGAGTTTAAAGATGAAAATATTGAGTTAGTAAATAAAGATTTAAATGAACTTGTTGATTGTGAACAGGAAGTTTCTTATTATACTTTCTCTCTTGATTCTCTTGGAGATGTTGAATTAACAAATGCTCAAATGGACGCCATTATAGATTTTATTGATTATGAAGGAGAGTAATAAATATGGCTAAATTGTATCCTCCCAATATTGAAGGGACAATTCCAGCCTTTTACACAGAAGGGGGGGCTACTATGTTAGTAGTCCCTTTTTCTATGAATAGAGCAGTAGGGAAAAGCGAAGTTTATGGATTTTCATTAAAACTTAAATATGTAGATGGAAGCATTATAGATACTTATTAGGTATTTAATAGTAATGTTATAATATCAAATTCTGATGCTTATAATATATCAGAAGGTTCTTTTTATGATCTTGAAAAATCTTTAGAAGTATCTTTTAATGTAGATTCATCTTTATTTAATATAGGTCAATATTATAAAATACAACTTGCTTATATTGATGAAAATAATCAAATTGGTTATTATTCAACAACTGGAGTAATAAAATATACTTGTAAACCAATAGTAGAAATTGCTGGTTTAACAGGAGAAATTAATGCTCATACTTATGAATATGTTGGTGTATATAGTCAATATCAAAAAGACCCTACTGAGAAAGTTTATTCAAGTCGTTTCTTACTTACTGATGCTAATGGTATAGTTATAAAGGATACGGGATATATGCTTCATAACACAACTGAAGATGAACTTCCTTATGAATCAAGAGAAGGGTTTAAATGGGCAAAAGATTTAAATCCAAATCTTGTATATTATATAACTTATCAAGTAAAAACAATGAATGGTTTGGAATGTTCTTCAAATAGATATAGAATATGTCAATTACGATTAGCAGGTAATTAGATTGATATAAAATTAAATGCAGCTTTAGATTATGAGAATGGATATATAGGATTATCTTTTATATGCGATGAACCTATTATATCTGGAACTTTTTTAATAAGTAGGGCTTGTTCTAAAGACAATTATCAATGGAATGAATTAAAACGATTTGATGTTCAATCTTTAATTCCAAAAGAATGGAGTTTAAAAGATTGTACTATAGAACAAGGTTATACTTATCAATATTCACTACAACAATATAATGCTTATGATATATATAGTGAAAGAGTTCTTTCACAAGAAGTATTTGCCGATTTTGAACATGCATTTTTATATGATGGAATTCGACAATTTAAAATAAAATTTGATCCAAAAATTACTAATTTTAAAAATAATATTCTTGAAAATAAAATAGATACAATAGGAAATAAATATCCTTTTATTTTAAGAAATGGTAATATTAATTATAAAAGTTTTGATATTCAAGGTTTGATATCTCTTCATTCAGATTATGATGGATTGTTTATATCACGAGATAAATATAAATTAGATGATTTTGAATTTACAACAAATTTAACAAGTAATAATATAGCTTCTGAAAGATATTTTAAACGGCAAGTTCAAGATTGGTTAAATGATGGGAATCCTAAATTATTTAGATCTCCAACAGAAGGAAATTTTATAGTTCGTATTTTAAATGTAAATTTAACTCCCGAAGATAGATTAGGTAGAATGATACATATATTTAAAGCTACTGCTTATGAAATTGAAGAATTTTCTATTGAAAATCTTGAAAAATATAATATTATAGATTCTCGTGAAAATTTATCAACTCTTACAAGATTATCTACTGTAAATTTAATAGAATTTAGTAAATAGCATTCTAATATTAACAGATGGATATCAGTAAATAGTTCTCGTAAATGCTATAGTATTAAAATTCAAGATTGTATGCCGGGAACTATTTTTAGAATAGATGGTAATGAAATTATGATTGGAGCAACTGGTGCTTATATGGTTAAAAGTGAAAATGGATTTTCTTCAGTTGAAATTAAACCTTCTGATTTTTAGGATAATCCTTATTCATTTCCAATTTTAACCTATAGTTATCAAACAAAAGCAATAAGTGTATTTGGAGTTATTTCAGATATTAATATTATAGATGTGCCAATTTAGCAATGGATCGGAAAAAAAGAAAGATTAAATATTTTAGATAATATAAAAGATATAAGAACAACAATATCTTCTTTAGAATTAATCAGATTTAAAAAGAAAGATATTGGACAAGTTTATGTAGATTGTTCTAAACCTCATTTATTTGATATAAATGTTCAATATAAATATTATATTGATGAAAATCTTACTGAAGAAATAAAACTTGATTCTTTATCAAAAATTAATTTATATCAAATAAGATGTAAACGTAGTGATTATCGTGATTATTATCAAGAAGGTTATTATATAGATAATCAAAATGAAATATTTGCGCCTTTTACTAATTATATTTTAGATGGTAATACTAAATAGATTTATCCTATTACAGATGATTTATTTACAATTATTTTAAATAATGATTCTGAAATTGATTTAACTGAAATTGAAAAATTTGAAGTTCAAGATGTAAATGCTATATCATCAATTATAATTAATTTAGGAATAATTGCCGAAATAGGATATTCTAAACAAATTAGTTCATACTATTTTGAAGATGATAATAATGCGGCGAAAAGTTTAAAAAATATGTTACAAAGTTATGAAAATTCTATTGTAAAATTTAAAAATGCTTTTGTTTCTTCTTCTGCTATTGGAAAAATTGGCCGAATGACAGACTATGAAATAGATAATTATTCAGGAACATTAAATAATTTGGCAATAGAAATAAAAGAAAAATATAGTGCTATTTTATCAGTTCTTAATAGTGCTATTATAGAATATAAGGAGCATAATGGATTACAATGAAAAAGAACCCTTTATTAGATAAAGATTTTTTAAAGGCTCTTGATGATGAAAACCAAAGAGAAATATTTGTGAAAATTGCTTCTTTGACATTTGATGAAGATCCTATTGAATTCATTACTGGACGTGCGATAGGTGGAAGTATTAACATAGATGGTAGTTCTTCTACTCGTCGCACTTGCTCCATTACTTTAACGGCAAAGGAGTTAAATATTCATGATTTTTATTGGGGACTTAATACTAAAATTAGAGTCTTTATAGGATTAGAAAATAATATAGATAAACAATATGATGATATCATATGGTTTAATCAAGGAATATATTTAATTACTGATTTTTCAACAAATCAAACAACAAATAATTATACTATATCTATTCAAGGTAGAGATAAAATGAGTCTTTTAAATGGAGATATAGGAGGAATTATTACTTCTTTAACTGCCGATTTTGGCAAGGTGGAAAATGTTGATGAAAAAGGTAATATTACTATTACATCTCTTCCTCTTAAAGAAATTATTACAGAAGTAGTTCATACTTGGGCTAGAGAACCTTATCAAAATATTATAATTGAAGATTTAGATGAAGTTGGTCTTGAACTAATGGAATATAGAGGTGAAGAACCTATGTATTTTTTAGTAAATGATAAAACTAATGAAGTATCAAATATGATATTATCATCTGAACTTTCTTTTCATAAATATTATTATAGTGCCGATGGTGGTAAAACTTATTCATCAGGTAATAATAAAATTAGCCTAGATAATGAGGCTTTTATATATGATACAAGAACTGAATTTTATGATGTTCAAACAACTCCTACTCATGTAAAAGATGATTAGGGAGAAACTTATACAGTTATAAAATGTTCCTATGGTGAAACAATAGGATTTAGAGAGACTGATTTAACTTATGCCGGAGAGTTAATCGGCAATGTTGGTAATTCAATAGTTCAATCTTGTCTTGAACCTATTAAAAATATGCTTGGTAATTATGAATATTTTTATGATATAGATGGACGTTTTCATTTTAGGCGTAAACCTACTTTTATTGATATCTCTTGGAATAGTCTTATAAAAGAAGATGATACAGAAGAAATATATGCTGATTCAAAAGCATTTACGTCTTAGGTTATTTATTCTTTTGAAAATGCCAATCTTATTACTTCATTTTAGAATAAACCTCAATTTTCTAATTTAAAAAATGATTATTCAATTTGGGGAACTAAAACTACATCAGGTAATAATACTTATCCAGTTCATCTTCGTTATGCTATAGATAAAAAACCTGTTTATTATAAAAATTATGATGGACAAATTTATAGTACAAAATATAAAAGTTTAACAACATTAAAGCAAGAATATGAAAAAGTTCAATCTTCAATGATTGATTCAATTTTATCTCAACATAAAAAAATGGAATTACCAGATGGATTAAATTATCCAGGTTCTCTTTGGTGGAATATGCGAGATTGGGGAGAACTTTATTATATGATTGCTGGTGAATATCCAGATAAAGGTATTGGTTAGTATAGTCAAGATTATGATCATATAGATCTTGAAAGATATTTTCCTGGAGGTATTCATTGGGATGCATCAAGGGATTTACATATTTTTGATGTTCAAAATTTAGATGATGGTAATTTAAATGGTCCATTAAAGTCAACAGTTCATAATCCCTATTGTAGTCATAATTATTGGAGTTATTTTGTAATTTAGGGAGAAACTTAGAATTTTACTTCTTATATTTATAATCCTGTTTTTCCTGAAGTACAATAGAAACAACTTGAGGAATAGGCTTTTGAATATTATCAAGAATATAATAATTATAATTGTGATTGGAGAGAAATAATTTATTAGATGGCAAAAGATTATCTTAAATATGGACATAAGCAAGATTTTTTTTATAATATTGCTTAGAATAATTCTGATTATTATCCAACGGGATATACAGGATATGAAATGTATTATACTGATATTATTTCTTTTTGGAGAGAAATATATAATCCAGAATTTGATTTTGATTTATAGAGTGTTTCTATTACAAAAGCAATGTTTGATAAAAATCCTAGTGAGTATTATTGGCTTGATTAGTGTGAAGATGATGTAGCTTTTGATTATAATATAAATTATTTTACAAAATCAGGATATGAAGCATATGATAGAGCTTATCCAACAGAAGAATAGTATAATTTGAATCCTAATAAATATTATATGTTAAGGCAAGGAAAAAATGGATAGTTTGATAGAAAAATAGATTATTTTATTTTATTAGAAGATACTTATAATAAATAGAAATATTCAGCAGTAACTGTTGATACTATAAGAGATATTATTTATACGAATGATACTAATACAGTTTTTTATGTAAAATCAGAGAATGCTTATTATCATTATATACAACAAAAAGTAGGATCAAGTTATACTTATAGTTTAGAAAAAATTATAGGTATTACTAATGTTTCAAAATATCTTAAAACTAAAAATCCTGAATTTGGATGGCATAAAGATATAATAGAAAATCCTACAAATGTAAATTTTTGGTTTGATTTTTTAGATAGTGCTGATGGTTCATTATCAGCTTATAATGTAAGAAATATCGGAAATAGGCCAAAATCAATTAATGATAATAATATAAAGTCTATTTATTATAGGGAAACTCCAACGATAATTTTTTTAGATTCTGATTTAGAAGAATCAGAAAAATCTAAATAGAAAAAATTAAAATTGGGTTACACTTTTATTTTATTCCCAAAATATATGGCTCCATTATTTACAGTTAGTACATAGAAAAAATGCTCTAAAGATGTTTTAGAACAGTGGCTATATGATTATACTAAATGCACATAGTCAGTAACTATTACTGCTTTACCTGTTTATTATTTAGAACCAAATACAAGAATTTTTATTTATGATAAAAATAGTGGAATAAATGGAGAATATATAATAAATAAAATTAGTTATCAACTTACTTATAATAGTACAATGAATATTTAGGCTATTAAAGCAATTGATAAAATATATTAATTGAGATAAAGGAGAATAAAATGTCAAATACAATACGGCAATATAGATTTTATGGAGTAAATTCTAATAAAAATTATAATATAAATAATGTAGAAGATTTAATTACTGGAAATTTTATATCAGGATATGCTCCTATAGTTTCACTTGGTATTCAAGCATTGCCAGGAACTTGTTTTTATTTAAATGATTCTATTGAACCAATTATAATTGGAGAAAGTGGAATATTTGAAATTGAATTAAAGGGAGTTATTGAAATTTCAAAGATTCAATTTGATTGTGTTTCATTAGACACTATTGCTAAAAATCAAAGTGCAATACTTATTATAGATACTGTCTATATAAGTCCAGAAGAAGGAGGCTCTTAATAAAGATGGCAACCAATAAAATAAAATAGTTCCGTTATTATTCAGAACCCATTGAAGCAACAAATATTTCAAAAAATTATCCAAAATATATCTCAATAAATGGAGAAAATGTTTTATTAAACGCTTCTCATTTTATTAGCGGTGAAGTATTTAAAATTTATACTCCAATGGTTCAATTAGGTATTTAGTCCTTACCTGGAACTGAAATATACATTAATGGCAGTGAAGAACCTATTATAATAGGTTTAACTGGTATTTATGAATTAGATTTAGCTTTAAATACAAAAATAACTTAGTTACGTTTTAGTAATAGTAGTATGGAAAGCATAAAAAATAATAATAATGCTTATCTTATAATTGATTGTGTTTATGAAGAATAGCAACAAGAGGAGATAGAGGAGGTGTCATAATTGAGTTTTTATGGAAATATAACTAATACTTCAAGAACTACTTTTCAGTTTGATAAAATATATCCAAGTCGTTATGCCATGGATACTCATAGTTAGGTTGATGGCATATATGCTGGACGTTATGTATTAGTAGAATATGATAATGAAATAAGTGAAATAGATTATGATAAAGGCTGGTATTTAATTAGTAATGGATAGCGACATATTCCTTACGGAAGCATTGATTCTTGTAAGGAAGGTGAAAATAATTATTTATATTTTAACGGTCCTGTTGAAAATACTCACTATACCGCCGAAGATATAAATGTTTCAGTATTATATTTTGCTCCTCATAAACATTTTACTATTTTAAATGATAATATGATTTATATTAAAGTAAAGAAAAATGGTTCATATACTGAAGTTTCATAGCAAGAATTTGAAGAACAATATGATGAAAATGATATTCCACCACATGTACATATTGCGAATAATATTGTTCATTTTGATAATATTGAAATTTTTCCTGATGAAAATACTTATATATATGCTAAAGTTTTACCGGGTCAAAAATATCAGTATAATGAAAAAGGAGAATTATGGTCTGTAAATAATAGTGACACTTTTATTATAAGAATTGATGAAGTTATTTATACTTTTAAACAAATGACTCAATTATCTAATTCTACTTCTTCTTATCTTGCTAATTTTAATATAGATATTTCATATTATAATACTTCAAGGGGCTATGATTCAACAGTCTGGCAAAAAGTTTATTCAAACGGTATTGAAAAATATGTTATGATTGCCGAATTGAATACAGTTGTTCCTACTTTTGGAGTTACAGCTGATGCTCCATCAATGTTGCCGATTGCTCCTCATTTTGGTGCTGATACAACTAATGTATATTATGATTTGCATTGGCAACCAAGTTGGGGTTTTAGAATTAAAGCGGCAAATAATTTATGGAATGTTTCTTAGATTGAGCCTAATGGAAAATTAGTTTTAAGAAATGAAAATGATATATAGTCATAGATAAATAATATTAGAACTAGAAAAAATGATAGTGTTTTTTATCCTAGTGATTAGTTTATAACTTGGAGTTAGACTTTTGAAGATAATACTTTAACTGGAGATTCAGAAAGAAAAACATTATATTACAATAGTGAAACTCAAAAATGGGGTCAAGATTCATCTTCTTAGATACCAGCAGCAATATATTTTAATAAAGATGGTTTCAATTCTAGTGAAATTTCATATAGTAATGATTTGATTAGTGAAGAATCAAAAACTTCAACATGGGGAAAATATAGACAAATAATTGCTAATTCTAATTGGAAAAATAATGATGCTATTACTATTACTCCTACTGGAATTAGTGGTAATAATTATAATTCTCACGATGGAACTTTTGATAATAAACCACAAGAAGATATCCAAGAACTTTCTATTATGTTACCAAGTGTCGGTGATACAATGGCAAGAATTTGGGATTTAGTTTATGGTGGTCGTGATACTACAGAAGGTATTAAATTAACAAATCTTCGTAATAAAGATATCGCATGGGAAAATGCAAAAGCAGAACCCTCCAGAAGAGGACTTAGATTAGTTGGTCAAGGTGGAGATGAATATAATACTGCTGAAGTAGATACTTTAGCTGGGGCTATTAATACAGCACATGATTTAATAGGTATGATTATTTCTTCTAATTCAAATGAAGAATTACAAGATTTAGAAAGACTTGATAAAAATTATATTTATTATAATACTGACCTTAAAAAATATTTTAGAAAACATGAAACTTATGATTTTGAAGAAGTTGAAAATTCTAATTTTGTTTATGATATTTTTTCTTCTAATACATTATCACAAGAAGAAATAGATAAAGGTTTATATTATATTTATGATAATGTAAATAATACTTATGTATTAGCTACTGTATATAGAGAAGGAACTCAATATTATACAAAAAGAGTTAGAACTCCATATAGTGAAGTTGAATATGAATTATATGATTTTCCATATACTGATAATGAAGGAAGAACATATCGTTGGTATCAAGATTATATTAGTGATAATGTGCAGCATATTGATAATTTAGATGATCCAACTGTAAAAGATTTGCGAAGTGATTATATTTATGATTCAGAATATCATCCGGATAGAAGTTATTATTATATTGAACCAGAACCAGTAACTCTTACAGCAAATTATTCACCAAAAAAATATTGGTATAAAACTAAGAATAATGATATTAATATTTTTAAACTTGATATGGAAGAAGAATAGACTCATAATAGAGCATATTATACTTTTAATCCAAGTTCTTTAATTCGTTGCCCAAGTACTACAATGGTTTATGTCCCTGGAGTTTATTATTTTAAAAGATAGAATTCTAATGATGAAAATTCTTATTCATATGAATTAGATATTAGTGAAAATAGAAGTCAAAATTATTCTTATGGAGTAGGGGTTTATAAAGATCAGAGTAATTCAGTAGTATATTATCAATTAAATATTATTACTATTAAAAATGCTAGCGGAGAAGAAGTTCTTTATAGAGTTATATATGAATATGAAGATGTTGGTACATTAACAGCAGGAGAATTTTTAACCGATATTTATTATTATAAAGATAATAATAATGAATATCAATTAGCTACTGAATATGTTGAAGGACAATATTATTATTACAGAAAAACGACATATGAAAAAACCGATGGAAATTAGGTAGATGTTGAAGTTTTAAAAGAATGGTATGAAAATGATTTAATTTTACATCGTGCTGAAACTTTTTATACAGTAATAAAAGATACTAATAGTGATATTATTCAATTAACTGAACTTACAAAATAGACTTTGTTAGATAGGCGTGATTAGATTTTTAATCAAGAAATATATGTTTTTGGTTAGACTGGTCAATATGATAGACCTTATTTAACAATAAATGAAGCTGAAGAAGAAAATATTATTACTTTATAGAATGATTTTTATTAGAGTAATACATATCATTATATGAGAAATGATACTTATATTCTTGATACAAATTCTCAATATACTAAAGATAGACAATATTATATTATAGATAAACCTCCTTTAAGATTAAATAGTAATATACATTTTTATGAAAAAGATAAATATTATACAGAAACTCAAGATGAAGAAGGATTTGAATTAGTTTCATCTCAAAAGATGCCTGAAAATATTACTTTTTATAATAAAAATGATTATTATGTAATAAATGATACAAGAAATCTTTTATCATATGGTTCTAAATGGAATCTTAATCTTTTAAATATTCCGGATAGTATTACTTTAGGTAAAAGAATTACTCGTTATGAATTGATTGAATTGCCAAATTACTCAGTTAATACAAATACTTTAAATGGAATGCTTATTAAAATTCATCAATTATTAGAAATTAATGATAATTTAACTCGTTCAAGTGAAAATTTAAGTGGTTTAATGAATCAACTTAAAGATTTACTGGCAAGTTTTTCTATAGTTAAATCTCGTGAATTTATGATAGTTGATGATTATGGACGTTATCATAATGCTCCATTTAGAGGAGATAATTGGTTAAAACTTACTGTTGATGGCGATCCAGAGTTGCCTTCAATTAAGATTGATCATACTTTTAATCCAGGAAATGATACTACATCAACTTTAGATGTTAATGGTAATGGAAATACTATTAACTTATATACGCCAATTCTTGATGATAATGGACACGTAGTAGCTAAAGATACTAAAACAGTAACTTTACCATATAGTTTTAAAACTATTAAAACTAATAAAGTTGGTAGCTCAGAACAAAATATGAGTATTGAGGGAAGCGCAGATATTATTGCAGATTCTACTCAAGATACTTTAACTATAAATTCTGATAATGCATGGATTAGAATTAAAGGAAATTCATCTAATGATACTTTAACTCTTGCTCATGAAATTCATAATATTGATACTGCAAATACTACTGATAGTAATTTTAATACTAATAATTCTAATACTTTTACTGTAACTGATATAAGTAATGATAAAGCAGGACATATTACAGCTAATAAGAAACATACTTATACATTACCTTATAATTGGAAGACTTTTACATCTTCAGGTATAAATGCAAGTGAAAATGATTTAGCTTTCCCAGAAAACAATCAACATGAACCAATTTATAGTAGTAGTATTGATGCGGATAATTGTAAAGCTAGTATAGCTATAGAGCCGGGTAATACTTGGCTAAAGATGATAGCTGAAAGTACGACAAATAATGGTCAAGTTAGCAATAAATTTACTATTGCTCATACTGTAAATCCTATTGAAATAACTCCAAAAGCTGATACTGATCTTGATAAGGTTGGTTATTTTACTGTTCAAGATATTTCTAAAGATAACGCAGGTCATATTACTGCTATTCAAAATCATAAATATATTTTGCCTCATGCTTGGCGTAATTTTAAAGTAGGTAATGATACTATTTCGGCAAATGATTATGAAGGAACGGCAAAATTTATTGGAGATAATTGGGTTGGAATTAGTCTTGTAGATGAAACAGAAGGATAGAATCCTGTAACTGATACAATTCAATTTATTCATAAAACAGCAGTTGAAGATTCTACATTTGTAATACCTAATAATGATACTCCGGCATTTAATGAAACATTTTCAGTTCCATATATTGGAATAGATAGTAATGGTCATATTCATACATTAGGTAATAAAACAGTTACTATTCCAAATATTACTTTGACAAATGCTTAGAATGGTAATGTAGTAACTGGTATAAGTTATGCTAATGGGGCTTTTACTGAATCAAAAACAAATGTTGGAACTCTTTTATTAACAGATTTTACAACTGATAGTACGAGTACAACATTAAATTTAGCAAATTCAGATTCTATCAATACTGCTTTTGGAAAACTTGAAAAGAGAATTAAAGAAGAAGAAACCAATAGAAGAGATGCTATAAATAATCTTGATGCTAATATTTCAGATGTATTTGGTCAAGGTAAAACTCTATTAACTTTGACTGAAGAAGATGGTATAATTTCTTGTACAACTCAAGATATTTATATTACTGGAAATCAAGTAAAAGTTGGAACAGTACCAAATGGAATTGAAACGGCAGATTTAACTTTAACGAGTTGGATTAATAGTTTAGATTTTACAGCTTCTGATCTTGGTGCAGGAAAAACTATTACAGCACTTACTTAGGTTGATGGTAAAGTATCTGCTACAGTATCTGATATTGCTATTACAGCAAGTCAAGTTGCAGTTGATGATAATACAAATTTTGATGCTAGATATTATACTGAAACTGAGATTGATACTAAGGTTGGTGGTTTAACGGCAAATAATAATATTAGTTCTGGTGAAGTTCATTTATTAAAGAGTTTGAGTGAAGTTAATGGCGTTATAAGTTATACAAGTGAAAAATTAGCATGGAGTCATATTTCAGCACTTCTTCCTTCTGGAAATAATGCTTTTGTGACACAAGCTGAACTTAATAATCATACTCATTCAATAACTTTAATAGCTGATACTAATTCATCAACTATTACTTTATCTTCTGGTGGAATTTATAAATTGACTGCTGGTGGTAATTCAATCATTTTTGCATTAGATAACTTTGCTTCTTCAAATCATAATCATAATGGTGTATATCAGCCAGTAGGAAATTATGCCGAATCATTACATAATCATACTTTAAGTAATATTATTGATATAGGGACTATTAGTGATGTTGTAGGTATAGAAAAACAACCTGCTATTGCGCCAAATCCTGAAGTTCCAGGAGATGAAGGAACACCTGCAGTTCTTACTGAAAATTTAATAGATTATATTAAATGGCTCGAAAATAGAATTACTGCTTTAGAAACTGGTGTATAATAAATTAAAAGTTTGGTCTCTACCATGAGGCCGAACTTTTTTAATTTTACATATAGTTTTTTTATATTTTATAGTAAGGAAAAATTTTTAAAAGGAGGGTAAAAACTTTGGCTTGGAAGACATAGATAAGTGGTTATGTAAAGTTTTTAAGAGGAACTCCTGCTCTTTGGGCGGAAATTACTGAAAAAGATAATGATACTATATATTTTATTAGTGAGCCTTCTGCTTCAACAGGAAAATTATATTTAGGAGATAAATTAATTAGTGGTGGTGGTGAAGGTGGCGCGGTTTCTTTAAATGATTTGGAAGATGTTCTTATGTCAGCCGGAATTACAGCACCATCACTTTTAGTATATGATACTGTTACTTCTAAATGGAAACCACAAACAGTTGCATCAATAATAAGTCAATATATTAGTATTATGACTGGAGCAACTGAAAATAGTGATGGAATTGGTGGTTTAGTTCCTCAACCTACACAAAACCAACAAAATTTATTTTTACGCGGAGATGCAACTTGGGCAAATCCAGTATTAAATATAGAAAATGAATTAAATACTTTAATTGGTAATGATACTGGAAAAAGCGCAAGAGAAATTGCAAGTGAAGAAGTTGCTGGATTAATAGCAAATGCTCCAGCGGCTTTTGATACATTAAAAGAAATTGCTGATTGGATTGATACTCATGATGCAACTGCGGATATAGTTAATTTAAATAATGTTGTTTTTGGAACAGAAAATACAACTGGTTTAGCAGATTTAGTTCCTGTTATTCAAGAAGATGTAAATGGCTTGAATGATAGAATGACAGCTGTAGAAACAGCAGTTAGTGAAATTGACGGTCGTTTAAGATGGCAAAATATAATTGAAAATAATTAAGGAGGAAATAAAATATGGCGAATCCTGTAAAAAATCCTACTGGTGGAGCATTAATTAGTTTTAAAGTTGGTTCTCAAAGTACAATTGATAATTGGCTAAAGAGTCCTTCTACATATGCATCTGCTATAAGTGAAGGTACTTTTTATTTAACTGAAGATACTCATAGATTATACATTGGTAATCAAGATCATACAGTTAGTGCTTTAAATGAAGGTATTGAAACTTATAATAATATTGCTTCTTTACCAACAGCTTCTATTACTACTCTTGGACATTTTTATTATGCTAAAGCAGAAAATGTTTTATGTGTAGGTGCGGGCTATAAAAATGGTCAAGGACAAGATGCTTATCAATGGATTCAAATAAATCAAAATACAGATCATTATCATAAAGATTTTTCAAGAGCAGTTTCTAATAATAGTTCAAATAATACAGCAACTATTACAGATTCTTTTAATGATCAAAATAATGCTCCAACAACATTATCAGTTATTTTAAAGGGTGATAATGGTATTATTATTACACAAGAAGCTGGTGCTTCAACTCCTACTATTAAAATTAGCGGAGATACTTATACATTATCTGCAGCAAATAGTTCTACTACTGGTGAAGTTGATATTAAATTAGATTCTTCTAATTCTACTAATGATAGTAAAGTAACAATTAAAAAGGGCGCTAATATTAATTTTTCAATTCCAAGTTCTGGAACAGATTCTGGAAAACTTGTTCTTTCTGCTGAAAACGATGTGCCGAATAGTTTAACTTTTAATAATGCGGCAAATAGTGGAAATGGTTTTGTAGCAAGTATTGGTATTACTAATAAAAGTCCTGTTACTGGTAATTTTGATCCAGTAATTAATACTGGTCTTAATGGTGATACATCTACTCATTTTGTAGATGGAGAAGCTACATTACCAGTTTATACAATTGAAGAAATTGATGGCCTTGTTGAAGGCTTAAATGCAATGCATTATATCGGTACAGTTAATGATTTAGGAACTGGTACTGGCGCAAAGGCAATTGTAATAAATACTACTCCAAATACTATTACCGTTGTAAAAAATAATACTGAAACTGCACTTAAAGTTAAAATTGGTGACACTTTCTTAGCTAATGAAAATGGTATGGCAGGAAAGAAACCCGGAACTTTGTTTATTGCTACTGGTACTGAAGGTAGTGATGGTTATATTACTACTGCAAGTTTAAAATTCGAAATAGTAGAAGAAACTTATTTTACTGATACAAATTATGAATTAACTTGGTTACCAAATAGTAATGGAAATACTGTTCCAAGTATTGCCCTTAAAGATGCTGCTCCAGGAGGACAATTAGTAGGTGGAGCAACTACTTTTGCTGGAGGAACTGCTATTAACGTATCTGCTTCTCGTAGTGGAAATAATCAAACAATTACTGTAGCTCATGGGAATGTTTCTCATAGTGATACTAATGGAACTGCTACTTCAATGGCAGAAGCCGTAAGTGGTACTGGAAATATTTCTGCAAGTACTCCAATTACTGTTGTTACAGGAGTTACAGTAAATACATAGGGTCACGTTACTGGTGTTGAAAAAACTCAATATACATTAAAAGATACTAATGCTATTTTATCTTCAAATGCTTATAGTTCAAATGCTTATACAAGTTCTAATGTTAAAGTTGGTGTTTTATCTAATAGTGTTCAAGATACTAATAGTTTAGGTGGTCATAATACAGCAACTGGTAAAGCAGTTTTTACAAGTGAAACTTTAAATATTAATGCTGTTGCAACAACTGATGGTTATGGTTCTACGGCAAGTGATACTGCTTATTTAAATGGTCTCAATATTGAAATGGTTTGGGGCACATTCTGATAATTTATAAGATTTATTTTTTATGATAAAATGAGAAATAAAAGCGGGAGAGAATATATTTCTCTTCCGCTTTTTCTTTTTATATATATGAGAAGAAAAAAAATAGATAGAAAGGAGATAGGCCGCATGATAGATAATAAAACAAAATTCAGACCGGTAGTTGGTAAAGAAGTTAAACTAAAAGCTTTGCCACATAATGAAGGTTATGTTTATTACGCATCTGACACAGGAAAGATTTTTCTTGATGTTGATGGCGAAAGAGTAACTATGGGCGGAAGCGGTGCTTCATTATTTTATTTTGAAGAAAATAATGTTGCTGAATTATCGAATGGCGCTTATCAGTTAAATTTAGCAAATATGGCTGATGGACAAGATTCAAATGCTATTAAAGAAAATGATTTGATTATTAATACAACTACTGGCAGTTTCTATCGTGTATTTAGCGTAGATCAAGATACAGGCACTGTTGAAGCTGAATTACTAGCCGTTTCTGGTGGTGGTTCAGGTGGCGGCGGTGGAGGAGGTGGTGGAGAAATTTCCACAAGTATTAAAATTGATGTTTTAGACCCTCCTGCTAACACTTATGTTTATGGACAAGACGCATATACTACAGTTATTGTTACTGCTTCAGATGATACATATGTTTATTTAACTCTTGATATTATTGGGGCACAAGGAACTACTACTAAGACAGATATTGTTCAAAGTGGTGTTGAAGTTAGACTTAACATTGGTAAAGCTCTTCAAGCTGGTATTAATAAAATTGTTATTAGAGCATCTGGTGATAATAGTGGTACAGCAAGTCCTAAGAGTTATCCTAATAGACAAGCTATTCGTTTAGGACTTCAAGCAAGTTCTTCATTCAATCCTTTAGCAGTTCAAAACGGAACAGCTACTATCCAGTATAGGCCAGAAGGTTTAATTGAAAAAACAATGACTGTTTATGTTGATAATATTCAAGTTGCTTCTAAAACTATTCATGCTAATATTAGTGGAACTACTGATTCTATTGATGTTCCAGAACAAGCACATGGTGTTCATAAGGTTTCATTAGTATTATCAGCAGAATTAAATGGTTTGACAGTTTCTACTGAACCTCTTGAATATGAATTAGCTTGGGCACAATCAGGAAATTTGAACCCAATCATTTGGTTTCCATATGGATATGAAACGAATATTGTAAATTATAGTAATTATCTTCTTCAATATCGTGTATATGATCCATCTAACAATAAAACTACAATAATGCATATTCGCCATGATGGAGTAGAAATAAATACTTCTCCTCTAACAGTTCCTTCTGATATAAATGCCACATCAGCTCAAACACTTTCAATTAGTGATTATAACGTAGGTTCTAACTCTTACGTTTTTGTTGTTGGTTCTACTTCTAAAGAAATCCTTTTTGAAGTATTAGAAGATATGTCTAGAGATTTGAATGTTTTACAATCTGGTTTAATTGTGAATTTAGATTCAAAAGGTAGAAGTAATGCAGAAAATCCTCAAAGTAGAGAGATTTGGACTAGTGTTCGTGATGGTAAGACAACCACTGTTCAATTTAATAATTTTAACTGGTATAATAATGGTTGGATTATGGATGAAGACGGTAATAGTTGTTTGAGAGTTAGTAATGGCGCTTCTATTACAATTCCATTAGGTGAATTTGATATTTTGAGATCTACTCAATTAAATACTTCTTTAGCATTTGAGTTTAGATTTAAAATTAGAAATGTTCGTGAATATGCTACATTAATTACACGTCAAGCAACGGATGCTTCTGATCCTAATTATGAAGAAGATCCTAATAAAGCTATTTACAATGTTAGTAATTTTGAAACTGAGAGAGGTGTTGTAGGTAAATTCTATGGCACAAAAGGTATCTTAATCGGCACACAAGAAGCTCTTTTCTCTACTGGAGAATCAACAATTAGTGCTAGATATAAAGAAGATGATATTGTTTCACTTACTTTTGTTCTTGAAAGAAGAACAGCTACTAGAACTAAGCCTTTAATTTATATTTATATTAATGGTGTAGCAAGTGGTGTTTGTACTTATACTTCAAGTGAAAGTTTTGAAGCGCAAGTATCAAATATGATCTTCAATTCAACTTATGCAGATATTGATTTGTATAATATTCGTATTTATAATATTGATTTCTCAAGTGCCGATGTAGTTCATAATTATATTGCAGACATCAAGGACGTTGATATTTATGATGTAAATAATAATATTATTACATATGAAAACAACCTTCCTATGATTGATTATACTAAGATGCTTGAATATAACCAAGCACATCCAAGCACACCTATTGAACCTTATGCGGTAATCAAAGTTAGAAGAGATTCTGATAAGATGCCATATTTTAAAGGTGATAAAGTTCCAGTTGATATTAAGTTTGTAAATCCATATCTTGATTATCTCTGGGAAAATCGTGATAGCGGTGCTGTTAATCCTCTTACTGGTAATCCTATTACAGAAGAAGAATATTTAACAGGTTGTCCGAGTTTTAATTATGTAACAACTGATGCTGGTGTTACATATGCTATAAATGGAGTAAAAGGACAGTTAAATGTTCAAGGTACTTCTTCTCAAGGTTATCCACGTCGTAATTTCAAATGGAAAGCTAGTTTAAAAGATAAACAAAAAAATCAGTTATCTGAATGGACTTATACTAATGGACCTCTGAAAGATCAATCTCTTTGGGATAAGAATACTATAAATGATAAATCTTATAAGAATTGGTATATGGATACAACTTTAACTGGTTCAAGTGTATTTACTTTTAAAGCAGATTATATGGAGTCTTCAAGTTCTCATAATACTGGTATGGCTAATTATGTAGGAACATTATATAGTAAGCATCCTCTTGAATATTATGATAATTTGAATGTATCTGTCAATGTTTCTTTATTGAGAACTACTATTTACGGTTTCCCAATGCTTGTATTCCAAGAGAAACAAGATGGAACATATGAGTATTTAGGAAGATATAATTTCAATCTTGATAAAGACTCTAATGAACGCTTTGGTTTTGAAGTTGACGGAGATTCTTTAGTAAGAGACCCTGAAGATGATACTAAATTTTTACCTATTAAAAAAGTCGCTGAGTGTTGGGAATTTGAGCATAACGGCGGTGGTCGTTGCTCTGCTAAGAAAACAGATTGGGATGAAATTGATTCTGATCCTCAAAAGAATGGCGCCCTTTCACTTATGTCAGACTTTGATTATAGATATAATTATTATGCTGATGATATTGATGATATGATGGATGGAGCTGGCGATTGGGAGAATGCTACTCAAGCAGAAAAGAATGCTTATTGGCTTGAAAGAACGACAAATCTGAGAGATGTATTAGATTGGCTTACTTCAACTGATATTAGTGTTCAAGGTTTGACAGAAGAACAAAAAAATGAAAGATTGACTAAGTTCCGTAATGAATTTTCAAGTCATTTTAATAAAGAGTATTGTACTGTTTATTTCATTGCAACAGAATTACTTCATATGTATGATAGCCGTGGTAAGAATATGATGTGGGCTACTTGGGGTCCTCAAGTCGAAGGCGGCGATTATATTTGGTTCCCTATCTTCTATGATATGGATACAATGTTTGGTATTAACAACTCAGGTATTCCTACTTGGGATTATAATGCAGAACCTTCTGACTTAGGTCAGTTCTCAACGAACAATCATACATTATGGGAAAATTTCTATGCTTGTTATGAAAATGATATTCAATCAACATATAGAACTCTTGTAGGCTCTAGAATTAGTTATGAATAGTTGGCAGGTTATTTTAACTTTGACCCAATGGTAACTAAATCTTTAGCAATGGAAGGTCAAAGACCTATCGTCACTATTAACGTAGATGAATATTATAAATATATTGCCCCTGCTTTCTCTGGTTTTATTGACCAAGAAGGTAATACTTCTTATACTCAGACATTCTTCTATTGTTTACAAGGAACTCGTGAATTACAGCGTAAATTATATTTCCGTAATAGACTGAATTATCTGAATAGTAAATGGTTCGCGGGCACATATACAACTGGTGGAGTTAAGTCTCAATATCACGCACGTTTCAATGCCAATAACGCAGCAGAAACATCTGATAAATATATATATGATACTAGTCAACCAGCAGGAACAGAAGTTGAGTTAAAGGGTAGAACCTTTATTACATCTGATACATATCCGGCAAATGAATTAGATGCTGATTTGACGCTTAATATTAGAACATTCTTGAAACAATATGTATCAGGACAGTTTGATGATACTAAGACTGAAAGAAAATATTCTGATGGTCTAAATGCTCAATCTGTTATTCCTCCTTCTGATCGTATAAGTTCTATTCAAACTGAGCCTATGAAGGATGAATCTTTATATTATATTGGTGGTGGAGAATATATTGCCGATTTAGGTGATGTATCTAAACATTATCCAAATCTATTTATGATTAGTCCTTTGGTTAGATTAGAAGAAATTAAACTTGGTAGTGATGTTGATGGATATTTTAATGATAGAATGACATTTAGCAACCTTACATTAGATGATTCGGCAGATTCAGAAAATCCAAAAAGTTTATTAAAGAAAGTTAATATGACTGGTTTGAGAAGATTTTCAGGTCCTGTTGATTTAGGTGGTTCTGAAAAGCTTGAAGAATTCAGAGCGTTGAATACTGGTGTTACTTCTGGAACATTTGCCCCAGGCGTTCAATTACATACACTTCATTTACCTATAACTACTAATAGATTAGAATTAGTTGAAGCTTCCTCTTTAACAACTTTATTATCTGCTCCAAAAGTGAATGGTGAAGTTCAAAGAGGTCTATATATTGAAGGTTTAACAAATCAAGTTGGAAATGTTACAGTTGATGCTACTAGAATGAATACTTATTCATTAGTTGGTGGAGCGCTTGGATATAACTCTTATAAGTTATTAGAAGTTTTAACAATAATTAAACAAAGAATGTAGAATGCTGAAACATTAGCCGCAGGTCTTGATAAAGTTTTGAGAATTAATTTATAGAATGTAAATTGGTCTCCTTATCGTCAAGTAAGCAATGGTGAAATTTATATTTCTACAAATCAGTATCATAAAGATAATGGAAGATATAAATTAATACCATATACATATAATGCCGAAACTTGGGATGAAGATGTCTTAAATGGAAGAATTTATCAATATACACCTAGTGCTTATGAACCAGCAGTTGTTACTGATTTAAGTATTTTAGACACTTATATTCAAAGTTATCTCGATGCAGTTGAATATTTCAATGAAGAACACTTATTGACTTTGAATTATTTTAGAAATACTTCTTCAACAGCTTCAACACCTACTTTACCAACTATTACAGGTTTAGTATATGTCAATAATTCAACCGCTATTAGTGAAGCTGATTTATTCAATAAGTATGAGAAATATTTCCCAGATTTGAAGATTTTCTGCCTCAATGTTCAAGAAGAATATACTACAAACTATATTAATATTGATGAAAGCGGTAAGCAGGATATTTTCTTAAAACAATGTATTAAGACAACAGATCCTCTTACTTTTGGACCAAAATATCCAGAAGAAGATCCAACAAAGATTAATTATGATTTCCAAGGATGGGCAACTACTCCAAATGGAACTCCATTAACAAGAGAAGAAATTGAAGCATTGAGATATACTTCTCAATCTACTTATAATTTCTATTCAATTTGGGACGTTCAAAAATTTACTATTACATTTAAAGATCCTGATACAGATGATATAATTACTTCTTATGAAGCCCTTTATGGCGAAATGTTACATGAACCATTAACTCTTCCAATTAGTAATAGAGAGAATCAATTACCTGATGAACAAAGATATAAATGTATCGGCTGGGTCTTAAATAAAGATAATAGTTATCCAATAACTATTAATTCGGCAAGAGTTAATTTATTAAATCTTTCTGCAATTATGTCTCAGAATAATGATAGAACATATTATGCTTGTTTCTTAAAAGAAGATTGTAGAACAAATCCAACAGATTCAAGATTTTTTACTTTTTCTAGAAAAACAGGAACTAATGAATGTGTATGTCAACCAGCAGATGGTGCTATATTAAAAGGAAAAATTACTATTCCTACAGTATATGATGGAATGATAGTTACTGAATTATCAGATTTTGGAACAGGTTATACAAATACTAAAACACCTCAAGAAATTACTCATATTTATTGGTATAATGTAAATGGAATAGAGCCTCAATTAAAAAGTATTGCATCATCAGCATTTAGATCTTGTACAAATTTAATCTATATTGATATTCCAAATACAATTGAAATAATTCAAGATTCTGCTTTTAGAAGTTGTATTTCTTTAAAAATGATAGATTTTTCTAACTTTAAAAAATTAGAAACTATTGGTGATCATGCCTTCAACGGTGCTTTTGGAAATATGGAAGATATAAATCTTCATTTTTCTGGTAAAACAAAGAATTTTGGACAATATAGCTTTGCTTATTTAAATTCAAAAAAATTGGGTAGACTTCAATTTGGAGATATTGATGATCCTGTAACATTTACAAATAATATAACTATAGCGCTACAATCATTTTTACAAGCACCGGGAGATAATTTTCAATACGTTACTTTCTATTATAATTCTACTACAACAAATAAAGAAACTGCTTTAGTTCCTTTATTTAATGAATTATATATGAGTATTGCTGGTGCTCAAGATGATTATATAGATGTTGCTTAATTTGAATGGGAGGACGTAATATGAAAAAAACCGTGTATTATGTTTATTTAGGAACGAACGGGACTATTATGAGTCCCGTTCATTTAGAAGATATATATTATACTCGTAGACTTTAGATTCATGCTGATGAGGGGAAGCTTCTTACTTCTGATGGAAAAAATTTTCAAGCAGAAGTTTTTATAAATGAAGAAGACCTTGACAAATGGGTTGAAGTTGATAAATGATTTAAGGACAAAACCCTTTATATTGCTATTGTTTTTTTTCATATAAAAATGAAAGGAAACAATAGCAATATTAAAAAAATTTATAGAAAGGATTGGACAAATACATGATTACATCTATTAAAGATACTAATGCTGACCAATATAGTATTTTATTTTCTAAAGCAGTAAAAGATTTAATGAGTCATGATGATAATGGTAATCGTATTGATTCCCCAACTCCAGGAGCAGAAACACCTGCTATTCCTTATGAAACTATAAGTTTAAGTTCTTATGAACCAAGTACTTATTATCGTTGGGATCCTGTAGAAAAAGAATTTGTATTGGCTACAGAAGAAGAGGCTTTTGATGATGAAACATATTATAAAATAAAAAATGATAATGATTATATTGCTTCTTTAAATGAATATTTTTCATATATTAAGACTTTAGCTTTGATTAATAAAACTTATACTATGTTATCATTAGATGAACCTACTTTTGATATTGATTTAAATACTCGTGAAATTAAAGTCCCAGAACATTTTGAAAAAAATGGTATTTCAGTTCAAGGTGATGAAATTGCTGAAATTATTTATTTTAAAGTAAATAGATACTTTGATATGATTGATTTAGCAACGCAAGATATTTATATTCAGTGGAGAAGTGCTGCCGTTGATGAAGAAGGCGAATATATTGAAGGTGTTTCTACACCTTGGTGTGTTGATTATGAAAGTCAACCAGGTTATATCATTTTTGGTTGGCCAATTTCTTCAAAAATTACTGCCGAATCAGGACAAATTGCTTTTGCAGTTCGTTTTTATACATATGATGCGGATGAATTAAAAACTCCTTTAACTTATTCTCTTTCAACTTTAACACAAATTGTTACTGTAAAGCCAGCTCTTAATTTTGATTTAGTTAGTAAAATTTTACGCGATGGGGCACAAGATGGTTTTATTAGTGATAATAATATTAATTTAATTCTTAATAGATTAGTTAATTCTGAAAATAGTGAAGGTGCAGAACCTGCAACTGAACCTATATTTATTATGAATTTACAACAAGGTAATAATACAGTTTCTGAAGATGGAAGAACTTTTGCATGGTTAGATTTAGATTCAGATGGTTTCAGAACTGTTCCAGTTAAACTTCAGGTAGAAGCAATTTCTACAGACGCTGGTAGAATTAGTTATAACGTAAGTAAATATAAATTAGATGGGACTTTTGATGAAGATTATCAAGGAGCAACTACTGTTTATATTAAATCAATAGATACTGAACGTGTTCAAAATAAAAAATATTATTCTTATGTAGATGGTCTTGGTTATCCTGAAATTGAAGATTTTTCTGAGATTGAATGGAACGCTGATCCAGATGAAAGAAATCTTTATGAACGTGTATTTGAAGTTACTATTGATACTATTGGTATGTATAGAGTTAGAGTTACTAATAGAGTTGGACGTAGCCAATCTTCAGTTTTAAGTTATATGGTTATTGTTGAAAAGCCTAAAACTGTAACTGTTACAAATCCAGTAATTAGTGGATATGTTAATGATACATTGCTTTCTATTGAAGCAAATTCTGATGATTCAGATAAGAGTAAATTTACTTATCAATGGAGTAAAAAATCATTAAATGGTAATGAATATACTGAAGTAAGTGGAGCAACTGAAAATACATATTTACCAGAAGAAACTGGATTTTATAAAGTAAATGTTCGTAATAATTTACACGTTAATTATAATGGGGAATTAGATTATACAACAGTTGATAGTTTACCAGCAAGAATTACTGAACGTGCAAAAACTTGTGCCGTTGTAGCAATGTCTAAAACTCAAATTCCTAGACAACAATTAGGGGAAGGTTTTAGAATTTCAGTAACACCAGATTCTTCTGAAATTAGAGATGTTAGTTTTGGAGATACTATTTTATATCAATGGTATGATTATGGCATTATGCCAGGAGCAGAATATGATAATGATGTTGCTGCAGCTAATAATGGTCTCTATGAAACAACAGAAGCTGATAGTATTGTTGAAGGAGCTACTGAAGCCACTTTCTTACCAAATAGTGAACAAACAGGAACTTTCTATTGTAAAGTTACTAATAGATATAATAATGATGAAAAATCTATAAATTCTATGTTCTTTACAATTACTGATGAATAATAATAAAGGAGGGTTTGGCGAATGTATACAGATAGTCAAGAATATTTAAACCTGCTATATAAAATACAAGATAATAATAAGCCAAGCCTTGCTGTTTTAGCACCTGGTTATGAACCGTTTTATGAAATTGACTTAAATACAAGGACTATAAATGCTCCGACTGTTCTTGGTATTAAGACAGACCATAAAGCAGAAACAGTATTTTTTAAAGTAGCAAGACATTATGATGGTATTGATTTATCTAATTTAAGTTGTATTATTCAATATATTAATGCGGCAGGAGAAGGACGAGTATATGTTGTTCCTTATTACGATCTTGATACTTGCTCTAATGAAGATAAAATATTGTTTCCTTGGGTTATTGATGGTGAAGTAACTAAAGAAGCAGGTGAAGTATAGTATTCAGTTAGATTTTTCTTATTAGATAGTTCTGGCTCTTATTCATTATATAATTTAAATACTCTTCCTACTATTGGAATTGTAGAAGATGGAATAGAATTTAATGATGAAATGTTTTATATTGAAGTAATTCCTACTCCAACAGCAAGTGAATATGATGAAGGTGAATATTATACTTATAATGGCAATAATCATACTTATGAACGTAGTATAGGTAATTATGATAGAAGTATAAAATATTATAAAAAAGTTTCACTCGAAGATAAAGAATGGGCTGCAAGTTTTGTACAAAAAATAGAAAATTATATTATGGAAATGTCATAGAAAGATTTGACATGGATAGTAGTTTAATATATAGGGGAAGAATGATTTATCATTCTTCCCCTATTTTTTATTTAGGACAAAATAGATTAAAAATTATATCTTATTTTTAAATATATTATAGGTATAATTTTTAAGAAGAAAAGGAGGAATCTTTTTAATGTCTAATAATAAACCATTAAAGGTATTTTTTAAAATTGGTCAAGAAGTAAATGCCAATGATGTATAGAAATTACCTCTGGAAGAAGGTCAAATTACTTTTTCTACTGAAAAAACAACGGGTGGAATAAATAAGGCTTATATTTATATAGATAAAAAAGATAATACTGGTGAAATACAAAGAATTAAAATTTCATCAGAATATGCTAATAGGGCAATAAATGATGAAGATGGTTCAAATATTCAATCAACTTATGTTAAATATGGAACTATTTCTATAGATAATATAAATAAACATATTTTTAAATATAAAAATAATGTAAATAATGAATCAAAAATAGAATTGCCTTATGTTCTTTTAGATGGAGATACCATGACGGGCAGTTTATATACCTTAGGCTCAATGTCTGCCGCTGGTGGTTTCTTAGGAGATGTAAAAGGAAATATTAAAGGAGATTAGGGTTCGTTTAGAAAAATTGTTATTAAAGGTAAAACTGAAGCAAAAAATACTTATGATTCAAAAAATCCTCGTATTGATTTTTCATCAAATACTGAAGATCCTGAAATTATATCTTTAATTTTTACTGATAAAAATACTATTAATACAACTGAAGGAGCCTCTCCTCATAGTTTAACTTTAAGAGGAAATGATAGTTCAATAGAGCCATTATTTATTACTCCAAGACTTAAAGTTGGAACAAATTTAGATTCTTTTTATGCTTTCAATGCTGATTCGGCTTTAATTCATAATTGGATTGAAACGACAGGAAATTATGGATGGAAAAGTAGCACTTTAGGTGGTGGTATTTATATGCCGGATATAAATACTGTTTCAATATATGGTAATAAAAATTTTAAAGTTCCTGTATCTACTGTTTCTACTATTCTTGAAGGTATTTTAAAAGTAGGATTAATCAGCGGTAGTAATTATGCAATGGTTGTTAGTAATTCAGAAATTACTTTAGGTAACGCAACAAGTGTTAGAAAAGATGGCTGTAATCTTACAACTATAAATGGTCATTTAGTTATTAATTCAGCAAAAAATACAGATACATCTTACAATGAAGGTATTAGAATAAATAAAAGTAATACATCAGAAACTTGGTCTGGAATTACTATTGGTGGAGCAGAAAATTCAACAGCAAGTACATCAATCGGAACATGGTTTGTTGGTTGTAAAAATGGAAATTTTTATATAACACATAATAATCGTGATAGTGCTTCATTATAGATTATTGGACAATTGATTAATCAAGAAGAAAAAGGTTTTATTGTAAAACCGAGAGTAGGAATAAATGTTGATAATATAAATACAAATTATTTTTTAGAAGTAAATGGAGTATCTTATTTAAAAGGAAGAACTTATTTTGAAAACGGTATTAGTTTACATAGTCCAACAGAAACAGGAATTCCTACTAATACTGGAATTTTCTTTAAGAATTTAGCAACTTTAACAGCGCCAACAGCTTCTTCTTTTGGATAGGGACAGGTTCAATTTTATGCGGATAAAGATACTACCGCAAATACTAAAAATCGGACTGGTAGAAATCAAAAGGAATCTGCTATTTTGTCTATTTCTGGAGAATCTGGTAAATTAACTCATCAATTAAGTTTTGATATTTCTAATAAAACTTCTATTGACGGTAATTTATATCATAGAGTTGGAGATGCAACTGCTTGGGAAGACTGGGCGATTTTACTTGATAATACTAATGTAAGTTGGAGTAATTGGACAAATGGTACTACTTCAGGACCTATTGCAAATATTAGTATAGGTGGAACTAATATTGCAAGTTCTGCTGTTCCGGCAGCTACAGAAACAATTTCAGGAGTTATAACTACTGGGGCACAAACTTTTAGTGGTAATAAAATTTTTAAAGGAACATTAACTGTTAATTCTTCTACTGTTGGATTAGGAAATAATATTACATTAGGTAAAGGTTCTGTTGATGATACTGCGAGAAGTATTATCGTTCAAGGAAAGGCTGGTAATATAATTTTGACTTCTCCTGTGAGCGGAGTTAGAACTTTATCTTTTACTAATGTAAATAGTAGTACTGTAAATGCTATTGAGGCTTCTAATTCTGGTATTACTTTTAATGGTAGTTTATCAGGAACTGCCGCTCGTGCTATAAGTGATGCTAGTGGAAATAATATTGTAAATACTTATGCTACTAAAACTGAAATGAATGATTTATTAGCTATTGCTGATGCTATGATATTTAAAGGAACTATTGGTAATAGTGAAGATAATCCTACTGTAACATCATTGCCAGCTATTCATAATGCAGGATGGACTTATAAAGTTATTACTGAAAATAGTTATATTGGTAAGCAATGTGAAGTTGGAGATTTAATTATTTGTATTAAAGATGGCACAGTAGCAAGTAATAATGATTGGACAATAGTTCAAACGAATGTAGATAGAGCATTAGTTAGTCCTTTGGAAACTAAAACTGGTGCTTTAGCAATGTATAGTAATAATACTGGAATAGTAGTTCAATCTTCTATAAAAAGAGGAAATACAACTTGTCCGATTTATATTGATGAAAATGGTGTGCCGCAATCAATTACTGCTTATCAAGGAAATGCTGCTTCAGCAACTGTTTTATATAATAAGAGAAAAATTAATGGAACTATATTTAATGGTTCTGAAGATATTGTAACTAATAAATGGGGTGTTTCAAGACCTGCTTTAATTTCAGATGGTACTAATTTTGGAGAAATTTTCAATATAGATGGTAGTGATAATATTATTTTAAAGTTACCAACAACTATAAAAGCATCATTAGATGGAATTGCGACTAAAGCAACAAACGATGCAGAAGGAAATAATATTATTAATACTTATGCTACTAAAAATGAATTAACTTCATTAGAAACTAATGTAAATAATTTATTAACTGATAATGATGTTATGATATATAAAGGCACTATTGGAGGAACATCTTCAGGAGCTAATGTAACTGCTTTACCAGATAATCATAAAGTAGGATGGACTTATAAAGTTATTACAGATGGAACTTATGCAGGAAAAAGATGTGAAGCAGGTAATTTAATTATATGTATTACTGATGGAACAACAGCAAATAATAATCATTGGATAACAAATAATGTAGGTAATGGAGTTCTTAATTTTAGTTCTTCTGTTCAAGATGGAGCATTAGTTATTTATGATGGTTCTACCGGTAAAAAAATTAAATAGGTTATAACAACTGGGAATTCTACTTGTCCAATTTATATTGATTCAAATGGAAAGCCTCAAGCAATTACTTCATATTCAGGTAATGCGGCAAGTGCAACTATTTTATAGACTGGAAGATAGATAAATGGAACTACATTTAATGGTTCTGAAAATATTACTACAAGTAAATGGGGAACTGCAAGAAATATTTCAATATCTGATAATAGTAGTACTAATACTGGAACAGCAGTAAGCGTTGATGGTAGCGGTAATATTACTTTAAAATTGCCTGCTACAATATAGGCTTCTTTATCAGGAACAGCAACAAATGCAACTAATGCTACAAATGATGCTAGTGGAAATAATATTGCTAATACTTATGCTACTAAAACCGCTTTAAATACATTAAGTGGTACAGTAAATGGATTATTAGCAGCAGCTGATGCTATGATATTTAAAGGAACTATTGGTACTGGTGGTACTATAACATCATTACCTTCTACTTCTGAAGCTGGTTGGACTTATAAAGTTATTACAAATGGTACGTATGCTGGTATTACTTGTGAAGTTGGAGATTTAATTATTTGTATTAAAGATGCGACAACATTTAATAATGCTAATTGGACTGTAGTTCAAACAAATACAGATGGAACTATAACAGGTCCAGTAAGTTCTACAAATGGAGCATTGACTTTATTTGATGGAACTTCAGGAAAAAATATTAAACAAGCAACGAATAAAGGAAGTACTACATTACCTATTTATATTGATAATAGTGGAATTCCTCAAACAATTACATCATATGAAGGAGTTGCTGCTAAAACTAATAAAGCAAATATAACTTCAACAGCAAATGCTATTGCTTATTATAGTGATACGACAGGAACTTTCAGTTATATTAGCAGTAGTTCTGGAGCCTTTTATTCTACTGGAACTAATACAAAGCCTGTATTTGGAACTTTGCCTATAGGACAAGGAGGCACTGGTATAACAAGTTTTACAATAAATAAAATATATTATGCTTCTGGTTCAACTACTTTAGCGGCAAGCTCTCATAGTATAGATAGTAGTCATTTAGCTATAAATAATAGTATTAATAATTCTTATAATTTCTATGTAAATGGACCTTCATATTTGAATGGTGAAGTTTGGGCTTCTACTTTATATCCTACTGAATTAGTTTTACCAACTACAGCTTCTTCAAGACCAGGAGCAATTTGGATAGGATAAAAAAGAGAAAAAGGAGATGAGTTAATTGTTAGGTTTAGCATGTCAATTTAATGGGATAAAAACTACATATTCAGGAACAGAATATAATTTTAATGCAGGAACATCAAGACTTTTACTAAGAACTGCTTCTGGAGATAGCGGTGTTCTTACTTATCCTTTAACTTCTGATTCTACAGCAAGTTAGTATTGTGGAATAAAAATAAATGTAGGAGGACATACTTGTTATTTAGCGAGACAGGAAAGTAGATAGTATACTACTGATATTCTTTCTAGTAATGATATAATATTATTAAATTCAAATACAGGACAATTAATATTAAATTAGTATACTGAAAATTATTTATATAATATTACTAAAAGTTCGTATACAGAAACTAATACATAGGCTTCAGGAACTTCTCTTGCTAGCGAACCTATAGAATGGGTTGGTTTTGCTCAAAATGTAACTTATTCTAGATATACAAATAGTGTAACAAAAAATGTTTCTGTTTATCAAAATAGATATAAATATAATTATTCAACTACAACTTCTTATAAATTATCAGTAAATGGATATGGAAGTTATACTTCTTCATTATATTATAATATGTCTGGAGTTTCTAATAGCTCAAGTGAAACAATTTTACATTCATAGAAAAATACTACTAGAATTACAAGAACAAGTTCAGGATATTATTATAATTATTCTACTAATGTTGCTCCTCCTTATTTAGCAACTATTTATAATTCTATTACTGTTCCAACTAATCAATAGTGTAATGCTTATACAACTGCATCTTATACTGATTAGTATACTAGATAGGCATTATGTCCATCTGGAATGACTCTTATTAGGACTTATCCAGAACTTGAAGAAATAATAGTTGAACAAGATATTGCAGTTCCAGAATCTAAAGGTGGACAATATAATAACGGAGTTGTTTACGGTTATAGTAGTAAATATTATGAAAATACTTTATATAATACAGGAACTACTTCAAATTTTTAGAAACCTTCTATTACTGGAAATCAATATTATACAGCAGCAATTGCAAATGGTACTTATTAGGGAGGATCTATTTATAAATATAAAAGTTATATAAATTAGGTTTATTTAAATAGTGGATATAGAAAATATGGAAGATATATTTCTGTTACAGCCGAATCTTATGATGGATATGATTATGATTTACGAGCTTTAACTAAAACTGATACAGAATCTTATGAATCAACTGCAAAAAAAGCTAATACTGATACTCAAATAGCAGCAAATTATGGTCAATCATTAGGCGGTTTGAAAAGATGGTATGCTTGGCATGATGAATCTTATACTTATTTATAGAATAAAAATATTGCTGAAGCTGATTATGAAAAAACTTCATGGATAGATGATGATGCTGTAGCTTTTGTCCCATCTGGGGGGAGTAAAACTACATATAGAAAAATTTCTGGTTCAAATGATTTTGGTAAAAAAGTAGATAGTGTTACTTATATTACAAAATTTGATAACAGATGGACTTAGGGTGATAGGATAGGTTATGCTTATACAAAGTCCAAAGAATATAGTTTTATAAGAACTGAAAAAGAACTTTTCTATGATGCTTATACAGCTAAAATATCTGATAACGGGGGTGGTTATTATAGAACTCTTTATACTTCCAAATCAAATCAAACAACTAGTAATAAATTTTATGTTTGGATTGGAAGTAATCCAGATGATAGATTATTTGATTCTTGGTCAGGGAAAGCTCGTGCAACTTTTGAAATTTGGACAGGTTATTCTAAAGATGATTTTGATGCAAAAGTTCAAAGAAAATCTGGTACTTATACAGGATATACTTATACACCTACCAATAAATATAAATCTCGTATAAATATAAATACTGAAGGATATGAATATACTTCAACATATAAATATAATTATTCTACAGAATATTATACTGAACCTTACACTTATGTATCAAGAAGTACTGAAAATACAACTCATACTGTTGCAGTTGTTAAATAGTTAACAACAGTGTATAAAACAGAAAGTAGATATACTTTACAATTTTCTTCAGTAGAAGAATTAATAGAAAATATATAGCTTTCAACATATACTACAAGAAATACCTATTCAATATTATATTATCAAAATAATGTAAATATTTAAACTTGACTTTTAATATTTTTTTTGGTATTATTTATATAGAAAATAAAATATTAAAAGGAGAAAATAATGAAAGGAATAACTGTAGTATCCCCTATGTGGGGTGAACGTCATATTACTGATAGAATGATCTTTTCTGTTCTTCATCAATATATAGGTAAAACAAATCCTTTTAAAATTCATTTAGTTTTAGTAGATGATTATATAGAAGGAAGACTTGAAAATGGAGACAGCTATTATAAATATTATGAATCAGAAGAATTTAAAGATTTTTATAATACAGAAAATATAAAAATTACTATTATTAAAAATAAAGAACATAAATATCAAGGGGAAAGTAGAGAAATTGGTTTTCTTGCGGGCGATTATCCATATTTTGTTTTAATAGATTGTGATGACATGCTTGCCCCAAATGCTCTTGATAGATATATTTGGGCAATTAAAAATAATAGTCGTAATAAAGGATTGCCAATTGCTTACATAGGTGGTATGACATATGGTTTTGAATCAGGGATGCCACCTCAAATAATTCCTGGACATTCTATTTGGGTTCAAGGTAGATGTTATAATCGTGATTTTATTCTTAAACATGATATTCATTTTCCTACTGGAATAAACTCTCGGCAAGGTGAAGATTATCCATTTATCAACAAAGTAGATTATGCTGTAGAACATGATCCAGGTTATCAAGTTCTTCAATTATTTACAGAAGAAAATCAACAATGTACTACATTTTGGTTTCCAAATCCCAATAGTCTATCTCGTCAAGATCCTCATTATGGACAACATTTATCAGGTTGGACTATGAAAAGTTCAGCAGCAATACTTGATTATTTTGAAGAATTTAATGAAAAAAATGATTTAAGTATTGAAGAAGATGAATATTTAAAGATGAGAAGCCTTGATATGACTATTTATAGTTTTTATAATTTTTTAGATTTTATAAGAGAAGTTGCTTCAACAGATTATGAACCTCTTGAAGAAGATTGGTATGCATTACGAGATGCAGCTAATTATTTAAGAAAAAAACTTAAAAACACTTTTTGGGATGAAATTTGTTATTCAGATGTTGAAGATAAATTATATCAAGTTAAACATTTTTCAGATGTAAGATTCTGTGAAAGTTGGATTGGAACATTCTATGATTATATAAATAATAAGTCACCACTTTTAAATATGACTTATGATGAAATGAGAAAATATGCTAAAACTCTTGAATTTGATGAAGCTGGACACGAAATTCATTCACCACAAGTTGTTGCTTGGAAAGAACGTCATAAAGAACATATAGATAAAATGAAAGAGGGAGTGATTTAATCACTCCCTTTTTTTATTATAAGGAGGCAGTTATGGATTGGCTAAAAATATTACAAGAAATATTTACTGTATGTATTATTCCACTTTTAGGAATACTAACGAAATATTTAGTAGATTGGATTTAGACTAAAAAGAATACTCTTATTTAGCAAGAAGAAAATAAAATTAAATAGAGATATATTGAAATGTTAGCAAGCACCATTGAAACTTGTGTTATTGCTACTAATTAGACTTATGTAAATGCGTTAAAAGATAAAAATGCTTTTACTTTAGAAGCATAGAAAGAAGCATTTGAAATAACAAAAAATGCCATTTTAGCTATACTTGGAGAAGAAGGCCAAAATTATTTAAAACAAATATACGGAGATTTAAATATATATATAATGAAAGAAATCGAAAAAAATGTCAATATTCAAAAAACTAATGGAAAATAAAAAATGGGTAGGTTAAATAACCTACCCATTTTTTTATGACCAATCATGATCTTCTTCAATTTTTATATTACTATTTACAATATAAGTTCCAATACAAATCGCATCACATTCATCTTGTGTAGCTTTGATACCATAAGTATCATTTACATATTTCTAAGCATTTCTTTTCTGTTCAGTTCTATTTTTACCTTTAATTCCTAATTTACTTTTCCAAACAGAAGCTAAAACTGACGTCCGCGGCAATTTTAATCCAACGGCAAGTTCATATACAACTCCATATACTTCAGCTAATTTTTTAAAAGTATCAACATTATTCAATACTTCCTATCCATTCACTGTCTTTTGGAATTGTATATCTTCAAAAACTAATTCATCTACTTCATATTTATCAATTAGTTCCTATACTTTCCGTTTTATATAATGTAATCTATCACCAATATCATCCTAATCAGCAGTAAATTTTCCATAATCTTTTAACTAATTATCTTCAAAATAAGCCCAACCAGAAGTTTTTGACGCCTAATCCAGTGCCAAAAGTTTATACACCAGTTGAACCCATACCACCAGTTCTTTCACCAGTAGCCTTGTCATCAGAAGTGGTATTATAATTCATTATAATACCCTGACCTATTCTATCTCCTTTTTTGAGATAAATAGGAAGTAGGGAAAGATTTATAATTTGAAAGAAAATCTCTCCTTCATTATCTGGATTATTGTAATAATCAGCGTCAATAATTCCTACACTATTTGCCATAATCAGCCAGTTTTTCAGCGGGCAGGAACTTCTAACGCTTAACTGTAAATACTGATTACTCTCCATTTTACATTTCATTCCAGTAGAAACAAGAGTAGGTTTAGCTTTTGCCTTTTTAGTAATTTTTGTCATTTCATCAAGTGAAATCGGCTCAATTTCATCATGAGACTTATCATATTCATTCATAATACTATTATTATGATATAGCCAAGAATCAATAATTACATCTTCGGCAACTACAAAATCATAGCCGGCGCTCTGAGCCGTTTTGCGTTCGGGCATCGGCAAATCTACATCAGCGAAGCGGCTTACTTTTTCAAATTTAATATCCATTAAAAACTTACCTCATAACTCACAGCAACATCTTGCTCTGGTTCTTTCTCTTCGTTGAATTGTAGCTTTGCTTTTACTACTTGGTATTCCTCTAAAATTTCGCCCTTCGCTTTTATATATTTTGTTGTATATGAAAAATTAACTAACTCACAATTTGGTGTATTCTGTAACTTATCTCTCAATGCCAAAGCATCTTCTACTGTTGGAACTCTATATGTATTTACCACATTTAACAAATATGTCATCTCAATTTACCTCAATATTTATTTTATTCATTCTATAAAGTGTCTGCTCTTCACCGTTGATACCCATTACGACCCCTTCAAGATAACTCCAAGGGCCGACAAGATGAAGATTGAAGCATTCCTCATCATAACATTTATGCATTAGATATTCTACAAGTCCGCACATCTCGTGTCTTTCACTTCCGATTACTGCGGATTTATCATAATACATAATTGTCTGCTCGGCCATCCCCGGTTCAATCTTTACAACAATTTTATCCATAATATACAACCCCGTCTGAATAATCAAATAAATATAAAACTGTTACATAATCTTCATATTTAACCCAAATTTCAATGGCACCATTTTCTTGAACTTCAAAAGTTTTTACACTATCAAATGCTTCAAGACATTTTAGAACCATAGTTCCTAAATCTTTATCAGCTACTACTTCTTTCTTTTGGAATAAAGTAAAATATGAAATTTCTCTACCATATAATAGATAATAAATCTTATTACATTTCACATTAATAGTATCTTTTAAGTCATTTAATTGAGTAGCATCCATATCATCCATTTGGCTGATAATACTTTGATTTAATTCATATGCGCTCATACTAATCCCACTAGAAGATATAGTTGCTGCTTTTAATTCATTCCAGCCATTACTCCAAGAATAAAACTTTTTTATATCTTCTACATAAACTGTATACCCTTCATTTAGAAGTACCGTATTTATATTATATAATTCATCTAAATCTTTTACGGTCTAGTTCATCTTTTTCTTCCTTTCTTTATCTTATAAATATATTATACCAAATTTTTTTATAAAAATCAACTTTCGTCCCATTCAAAATCATTAGAAGAAAGAATCCTTTGATTAGATGAACCTCTCATATTTAGTGTAACATCTCTTAAATTTATATCAAATCTGCCGTCTATAATATATTCACATTGTGAAATAATTTGTTTAAGTTTCTGTATATTAATACTTGTCATTATCTCAGCTTTTGTATAACCAGTCCATAAATATATCTTAGTATCTGGCAATTTAGTTTTTACTTCATTTATAACCATTAGAGTTAAGAACTGATTTTCAGGACAAAGTGGCTCTCCGCCCATAATACATAAATTTCTTTTTACACCATTTGCCGTTAATGCTTTTATAATTGAATCTAATGTATCATTTGTAAATTCATATCCGCCTTCAAAATCCCAGGTTTCTGGATTGTGGCAGCCTTCACAGTGATGAGGCTGTTACGGGCAGCCCTGCGTAAAGAATGTGACACACACTCCCGGGGCCGCCGAAAAATCGTTCTTTATTATTCCTGCATAGTACATAAAGAACTTCCTCCTTTCTTTTATAAATGAATTTCTTGATTTTTTTTGAAATTGTTTTAAAGGAACGAGGATTTGATATTTTTATGACATCTCGACTAGAGATGTCATAAAATTACTCCTTCCAAACCGCCGATTTAGTAAAAAAACGAAACATCAAAGACCCCAAAGAATTACCTATTACAATAATAGCAACGAACGCTAAAATCTTAATTGAGAACATATGGGCGCTTGCCAAATATCCTATATCGGCAACGCAATGCTCTGCCCCGAATAATATGAAAGCCGGCACACATAAAAGAACCATATATTCCTTTCCGTGCTTGAAACATTCAACTGCGGCGTAAATAAGAATGCCGCAGATGAACGCATTTATGAAAGTAATATATAAGGGAGTATTAAGTTTCTTTTCTACTACTTCTACTGCTTTGTCTATTGGATAGAAGTAAAGTATCATTGCCCCGAGGGCATTTCCTAATAAAATCGGCAAGTTATTTATTATTCCTGTGTATCCAACCTTACCTGTATATAAGTTTAATTGGAAATTACAGACGAGAAATAGCCCTACGGAAAATATAACCGCTCCGGCCACTCCTCCTATTTTTAAATTTATATATGCTCCTATTGCTATTGCTATACCTGCTAAAATACTTTTTGTGAATTCAATCATTGTTCCATATACCCCGTGTGTTTTACTCTATGTTCTGTTTCTTCTTGTTTTCCAAGATTGAAAGCAGTTTTATAATCGCCAGTAAGATAACCGGTTACACGACGAAGCTGCTGTATATGATGGCTTCCACACTCAGGGCAAGCGTCATTGAATTCGCCTTCATATCCACAGTCAAGGCATTTATCATTAGGAACATTTATTGCCATATAAGGCAGGTCTTTATCCATAGCATAATTTACAAGTTCTTCAAGAGCATCAATATTTTTCCAAACGGTTTCTTCAAGTTCTACATAAGTAATACATCCCGCGTTGCTATATCCAGCAAGTTGAGCCTCAATATCAATCTTATCAAATGGACTGATATGTTTCCATACTGGAACATGAATACTATTTGTAAAATATTCGTGATCTGAAACCTCTGGAATAACACCATATTTTAATTTGAATTTTTTCATTGCTGTATAGCAAAGATTCTCGGCCATTTATACCCTCGGTTTCCCGATATTTTATTAGGGGATTAGACTATATTACCATCTTATTATTCTTTTAACAAATAATAAGAGCCTTATCTTTCGTTTCAATGAAACTACTCTACTCATTTATTCATTATAGTCTTTCTCTATAATTATACTTTCGATAGTCGTTAGAGAACAAAACCATTGGACTCGTATTCTGATAAATATCTAAACCAATATCCACATCTGGGTTTGGTTTTTACATTATGATTACATTGATTTAAAATAGTTGTTTTAGTAACTCCAATTTCTCTTGAAGCCTCTCCTATAGAACCATATTTATTTAATAATTTTTGATTTAAATCAAAACAACATATAGCTATAGATTGAGAGTCTTCCTAACTTTTTTTATTTATTTGTAAACCGTCATTAAATGCATTTTGTGTATTTTTTTGAACAGTTCCCCATTCTAAATTTTCTACACAGCAATTAGTTTTATCATTGTCTTTATGCATTACTACTGGGTAGTTATTAGGATTAGGTAAATATGCCTCTGCAACTAAAATATGTACTCTTCGTTGTTTCTATCCTTCATCATAAGTAATTCCACAATATAAATAACCATTATTTTTATTTGGGAATACTGATTTATGATAAAACATATTATTACCATAATCTTTATATATATTTCCAGTAGGTGTTACATAGTCTGTACTACTTCCATTAATTAAACGAATTTCTTCAGGAATATTTTCTCGTTTAATTAATAAACCAGTCATGTTTCTTCTCGCCATAATAAAAACCTCCTTTTTATTTCTATTATAACTTAGTTTTTTATGAAACACAACTTTAAACTTCTGTCCAATAAATTTTATCCTACGGGATTACCATGCCTTTCGGTTTAGGCTCTCTTCTCAGCTTATTACGCTTGCCCGTTTAATAAGGTAATTTTTTCACATAATCACTTATGCGACTCCCAATCCGAGTAGTTTAGGAGTATAATATACACCAAAATTTAATTTATATTGCTGTTTAAATTCAGCACAACGAGTTTTAAATAATTGCTCTATTTTCTTTGCCAGTTCCATACCTTCTTCTGTTGTATGGTCTTTGCCAATGAGGATTTGAAGTGTTTCGGCAAGTCCTAATTGACCGATAACAAGAGTTGAATGCTTCATGGCGCTTTCAATTCCTTCTTCTGGTTTATATCCCATCATGGTATTATTTTCCCACATAAATTTAGCAGAAGCAGGAGATTGAGAACATATATGTTCATAACGCTCAATTAATTCATCACGAGCATCTGTAATAGCATTGTCAAGAATTTCCATAAAACACTCAAGAGAATCTTTTCCTGCGAGTTTTATTAATTTATTACCTTTAGCATCTGTAGCATATACATCATTAGCTAAATTTATTGCTTCCATAGCAAGAGTAGGAAGAATAATAGTAACTGGTGCGATATTACCACGGCCATCTTTCATTTGAGCGTTTGTGCCTTCTTCGGCATTTATATCAGAACCATTGTAGGTACGGCATCCCATTGTCGCTACTTCTGTGGCAGGATCGTTTTCATCATATCCAAAATTAGTAGTCCAATCTACATTAGCATAATTAGGATATAATCTCTTTGCCGTAGATTTAAGTGCTAATCTAAACAAGTCATAATTTGGATCACCTGGATAACGATTAACGCCTTTTTTCAATTTAAAAATACCACAAGGGAATATAGGAGTTAAATGAACTGAACCAAGTCCTTCAAGTGATACATTTAACAAAGTTTTTATAATCATTCTTCCTTCTGGAAGAGTACAAGTTCCATAATTTAAACTGGTGAATGGAAGCTGATTTCCACTTCTACTTTGTAGAGTATTTAGATTATGATATAATGCTTCAACTGCTTGATGGGCTTCTTCTTCAACTTGTTCCATTGCGAATTGATAAGCCCTAGCATTATATTTATATTCAGGATCTTCAATAGATAAATTAGGGTCGAATGGGGGGATTTTATTTATATCATATTCATCAGGATATAACCATTTCAAACCTTTTTTATATGCCTTATAAAAAGATTTTCTTACATATGGAACCATAGTCCAATCAATATGAGTTGCGGCAACACCCGTCGATTCCTATGTTTCCATAGGGACTGACTATATCTTAACGAGTTAAAAAACTCGCAAAACCCATTTCAAATTGCGTATCAATAGCAACCTTACTCTCCCGATTCGGAGATAGTCGATACAGGTTTATAATTATTTATATCAATAATCTCATTATTTAATATCCATTGTTTTTTCATTTTTTGATAAATAGGAATATGAGAATAGGTTCTTGTTAAAACTCCTCTAAAACCATCTTTGGAATAATTCTATCCATACTTATCAAAAGTTTCTTGTAATGTATGATTAACATAAAATTTTCTTGCTTCTAAAACTTGATCTTCTGTTAATATAGCATTACCATTTTTACTTCCTGGATTAGCTGTTTGATGACTATGAAGTTCAATATTTTCTTTTGTATAAACTTCATCCATTATTCCCTGCCATGTGGTACCATCCCAGACCTTTTGAAATGCAGAGTAAGAAATTTTATCTTTAAATATTTCCCAACATTCTTGGAGTCTTAATTCTCTCATGGCATAAATCTCTCTAATTTGAACCACTTCATCATATGTTAATTTTGCTGCGGGATTTGCATCCCATTGATTTGACTCTCCGCCGGCAGTTAAATTATATCCTTTATTAGGATTTTGAGAATCATATTGCTTAATATATTTTCTTTCTAATTCTCCTAATTCTTTTAAATTATTGGCGGAATCAATTTGTTCAATAGAAAAATTTTCTAATCCATATTTTCTCATAGATTTATATAAATGTTTTTTATTTTTTTCATTTCTACTTTCTGCAAGATGTTTTCCCCATCTATATTTTAAAGAACAGGTAGTCAATCCAATATATACTTTTTTATTTATATTATTTGTTATTTTATAAATTATCAAATATGTCATCTCCTTTTAGGAGATTATTGAGATTAAATAATTATTTTCCCACGGGATTACCATGCATCTCTGTTTAGGCTCCCCCGTTAGCATATATATCATTTATTTAGTGTATATATACCCCGTTGATGAAACGGAAAAGGTTTAACAGGCAGTTTTTAATCTACCAAACTGACATAAACTTTGAAGCTGGAATATAACAGCAACAAGTTGCATAGCAGTCTCTAAAGAACCAGCAGGACGAACATCAGTTTGTCTTGTTTTAAATCCTTTAGCTAATAAATCATCAAATGGGATTGAAAGACAATTATGCATTCCAACAGCATAAGAATCTAAATCATGAATATAAATTCTATTATTGATATGATTATAAGCAAATTTTGGAGAAATCAAATTTTTCAAAGCATACTCTTTAGTCATAACGCTTGTTGCTTCACCCATTCTTCCACCAAATGAATGTTCATCAACATTGGCATTTTGATTTTGAACATTTGAAGCATTAAGTTTTTCTCCAATAGCATCAAAGAACGTAGACTGTGTAGTTCTTGCCACTTCTTTCTTAAATCTATATCTGATATAAGAACGGGCTACATCTCTGCGTTCTGAACGCATAAGATAGTCTTCAACCAAATCTTGTATTTGTTCTACTGTTAATATTTTATTATCAGGATGATCAAATAAAATCTTGGCGACAGCTTCAATTTCATCAGCTATATCTTGTGCCGTATCAGTTTCGTATAATACACCATCAACTTCTAAAAAAGCATTATTAATAGCGTTTATAATTTTTAATTTATCAAAATCTACTATATCACCATTTCGTTTTTTAATTTTTATAGCCATATATTACCTCCACTATATATTCCCCTATTTTTAGGGGTTATTACTATATATGGTATTCCTTCAAGGCATCTTATCGTATTTTGTCCAACGGATACTATCTAAATAAATTCTCTGAACTGATTGTATGAAGTCTTCATTAGTTTCATTTCTTAATACCGTATATTCAAACGGCAAAAGAAAGAAGTCTTCATCATCAGCTATATATCGTCTAAATATTTCTGGTATATCAGGATTTTGTTCTCTCATAAGTTGCCGGCAAATTCTAATCCTACCCGGCACATCAACATAATATACTTTCAAATCAATATCATTATGAAGCAATATATTTTCTATTCCTTCTGGATTAAGAACTGATATATTTATTTTATCTGTTTTTAAATCTTCTTTTAAAGTTCCATAAAACCAATCATTAAATTCAGCAACTTCAAGAAATTTATTTTCTAATACTTTTTCAGCAAAATCTTCTCTTGACAAAAAATGATAATCTACTCCATCTTTTTCATAATCTCTTGGAGGCCGAGTAGTACAAGATATGGTGGGGGATAAAAAATTATCCCCACCCTCTTCAAGAACTTTATTTAATATAGTATCTTTTCCTGCTCCGGCTTCTCCAATAATTCCAATCATTTTATATTTCTTCATCTTCTGAAAAACCTTTCGCTCGTTCTGTTTGGAGAATTATATCTCCATCTTCATCTATTTCTGTAATCTTATATAATTGATGACCATTAGAATTAGCATATTTCTTAGCTATAAAATTATCTTCTGATCTCATTCCCATAACCATAATCATACTTCCTCTATTGAACCAAGACCTCTCAACTATATGTTTAACACCATCGGCGCCTTTTTGAGAAATCTGTTTATCAAATAATGCAAAATATTCTTTTCTAAATTTTACAGTTACTACACCAGAGGTTGTTAATAAACTTACAGTGCTTTTAGTTTTATTTTTAGCAATACAAGTGCCGCAAATCTTACTTAATTTATATAATGTGATAATCTTTCCACCTTTTGGATACGTCTTTTCAATTACTGGATTTTCTGGCAAATCTTCAAAATCAACAATACCATATTTACCTTTATTCAAATGAGCTAACTCATGCTCGTGATAATAGAAACATAACGCTTCCATTTCCCAATGAGATATAGTGCCGTCTGCGTATTTCTTCCAGTCTTCCATAAATATATCATCATTTAAGTTTTGAAGTATTTGTTCTCCATCTTCTTTTATCCAGTCTCTAAACACATCCATCCAACCTTGATAAAATTTATCCCATTTTTTAGCACTTAATGAATATCCTTCAAAATCTTCAAATCCTAATTCAGCTAAGAAATTCATTGCTCTATCATCTAATTGATAATATTCATCCGCGGCAGTTCTTCTACATTTTGCTTTTAAATAACGAGTAAATTCATATATTCTTCTCGCCATTTTTCTTTCATCTGTATCTATTGGAAGCATATTTCTTTTAATTAGAGTTGGCAAATTTTGAAGTGTAAGTCTACTCTTTTTATCACAAGTTTCATATATGAACCAAGCCATACATTGACGACGATCCATCATTTCGTCAAATGCTCCACCTTTAATAAGTGAAATCATCGCAAGTTTCTTTGGTTTGACTTTTAAATAAAAATCTCTAGGTGATACAAATGGACGCTTTTTTATCGTGGCTTCAATTACATCATCGCCAACATTTAGCATTGCTTTCATACCATATAAGATACGATTATTTTTAGCATCAGGTTTAAAACCATAATCAGATGAATTTATATTTACAAGACTCAGATTAATTCCTGCGGTGATAATTTCACCCATAGCTTTTGCTAATTTAGAATAATCTGTTTGTCCTCCATTATCAGGATCAGTTGCTCCACTATTTACAATGAGACAAGCTGTATTCCAATAAATTGGATTCCAATTTGTTGCTATATATAAAGTTTGAACTCCAATAAATGAATATGCAAGAGCATGAATAATACTGAAAGAGTAACCCATCTGAGGACCTGCTCCATACTTCCAAACATATTCACCTAATTTTTTACTTTTGGCTCTATCCAAAACCATTTGATGAAGTTCTGGAATTTTACTCATTTGTTTTTTACCAACAATCTTACGAGCCATATTTGCTTCTCCAAGAGAGAAATTACATATATTTTCATCCATCAACATTAGCATAAGTTGTTCCTGGCTTGGCGGCACACCATATGACTGTTTGAAATACGGTTCAAGACTTTTTTGTTCGTCATAATTCAAACCATAATTATCCATCTCACGATACCATAATTCAATGTTCTTTTTATTCCGAACATATTTATCTAATGGACGCATTTCACCTTCTTCGCCCATCAAACGCATCAAGCCATTGGCATCTGCCATTTCTAATACATTTTGAGGAGCAATCTTTTTTGCCGCCTGCGCCCCAACAGGACTATCAAACTGGAATGTATTGATAACTGAAACATTGCTTAATGCATCCCATATTTTTTGATCGTTCAATGGAAGAACATTTGGATGAAAATATTCATCATATATTTCTCTCAGTTTTTTATCTGCTGGTAAAACGCCATCTTCTTGCATTAAGTTAATACATTGAACTAACTTATCCTGAACTTCTGTTACAAGGAAATCATATTTTGTAAGACCCATATATTCGGCATCGTGTAAGTCATACTGAGTTATAATTTCACCTTTCGGCGTTCTCATAAATGCACTACGCTCAAACGGGTCATTATCAAATAATATAACACCTGATGCATGACTTCCTCTATGGTTTATTAATCCTTCAATTTCAAGAATAATATTGAGAAGTCCCGGATATTGATCTATTGCTGTTTTGAATAATGCAATCGGTCTTCTATCTTTATCTTTATTTCCATAGTAAGTTTCTTTGACTGACCAAGTAAATCCTCTTTCTTCTGGAATAAGTGATGATAAAAATCTCGCATCATCAACATCAATTCCTTCTGGATAATCATCAGTTCTATATCCACGGCAAGCAGTCAATATTGCACTTTTTGCCGCCTCAGTTCCATATGTAGCTATCAAGGTACAACCGAGATTTTCTTTTGCCCAATCACTTCCTTTGAGCCATTGACTTCTTTCTTCTCTTATCTTTTGGAGAATAAGAGGACGCTTTGATGGACAAATATCAATATCAATATCACCAAGTTCTACACGTTCTTCATTCAAATATCTAAAGAACGGAAGATTCCATTCAATCGGGTCAAGCTGAGTTATTCCCATAAGATAATGATTAAGTGCCGCACAGCTTGAACCACGACCAGCACCAACCATTGAACCACAATCCCAAATCAAATCAATATAATGTTGAAGAGTATTAGGATAACGGAACATATTAGTTTCAAGTTTTTCACTAATAATTGATTTAACTCTGGCTTCTTCTTCTAATCTATCTAAGTAGGTATAATCTCCTGTTTCACAAGCATGAACCCATCCTTTATTCATTTCATCAAGTTTATTCCAGTTTTCATTTACCCAATATCTATCTTGGGGATCTTTTGAAGTAAATAATTTACAGATTGTTGGATATGAATGTTTCATATCATCTGCATAATCATTATTTACTCCCCACCAAGCAGAAGGGGCATAATCTTTAACTGGGACTTCTGGAATATCCTGTTTATGAAACAAACTATATCTTTGAATCTTATTTTGAATTTCTATTGTATTTTCAAAGATTTCAATTATTTTTTTATTTTCAAATGAAAGCAATAATAAATTTCCGGCTTCTTCAATATCCATTAACCTCGCAAATTCATAGAAATCATCAACTTCTCTTTCACCTTCTTTTGATGTAAGATATGCTTTATGAATTGTTCTATATTCTTCTGTGAGATAATGAGCGTCAGTGCCGACTACCATTTTTATACCGTATTCTTCGGCAACTTCTTCCAATAATTTATTCGCTAATATTTGCTCTGGTTTATTACTTGGAGCACATTCAATATAAAAATCATCTAAGAATAACTCTTTCATTAATCTTAGAAAATCTTCAATTTTGTTATTATAATATTCAAATTTAGCTTTGGTTTGTTCTTTGGTGATAATATCTATATCATCATCATTTTCAATAGGAGTATTTTTATATCTTTGTAATAATAAACTTGGAAGTTCTCCTCCAATACAAGCAGATGTTGCTATAAGATGACCTTTACCAAATCGCTCAATAATTTCAATAAGTTCTCTTTTAAGTGTAGGAACTCTTTCCATACGACGAGTTTCATACATATTAAACCAAGCTATTGAACTTAATTCACGAAGTATCCTATGACCAATTTTATCTTTGGCAATCAAAATAAAGTGGTAATATTTTTGATTATCACCACTTCTATCATCAATCAGATATATTTCATTTCCTAATGCGATTGTGAATTCTGGATGTTCTTTATATACTTCTTCTGCATATTTATTTACTTCTACATGCGCTCCCAAACATTCATGATCTGTAATTGCTATTCCTGTAAGTCCTAATTCTATTGCTTTATCAATCAAATCTTTAGGTCTATTTATACTATCTAATAAACGAAGATTTGAATAACAAGTATGATTGTGTATGCCGAAGTATCCTCGCATTTTTTTTATTTTCCTTTTTCTTTTTATTATACCATATTTTTTATTATAAGTCAAATAAGTATATAATCTTTATCATGTATTTCTTCTGCTATTGCACGCCAAATCATAAATAAAGCACGATAATCTGGTGGTATATATGCAGGAGAATAACATAATATTAACTCTTCTGTTTCAACTGCTAATTTACCAAGATCATAATCTTTGATTTTTTCTATATCTATCTTATTCATATACGGGCAATCTGATGTTTCAAAAATGATTGAATTATGATTGCCAACCCAAGTATAATGATTAATACTACCAGTATCAAGCAATCTTTTTACCCAATTACCAGAATTGACTTCAATGATAGGTTCTTTCCATTCATCTCTATAATTTACATCATGATGATGGTCAATATTTACAAGATTGAATGGTTCAATTTTTTCTGATAAAATATCAATAATTTGTTCATGACTTGTAATGAACTTGATATTATCAGTCTTCATAGCTACTTCTGTAATATATCTTGTGAGATATTCATATAACCATAGGTTAGGTTTAGCTAAATTAAAATATGGAAACTTTTCACAAATTGTATCCATATCAGTTTTTGGGGGGTCAATCATATCATTATATCCATCAATACTTGGCCCCATAATAATATCAAAATCTATTGTTGTAATAGTTTTCATGCTTTTATAATCACCAATTTTTTAGATGCACGAGTTATAGCAGTATATAACCAACGAGCATGACTATCGGCGTTATCTCCTTTCAAATATTCTTCAAATACAAGAACCTTTTCAAATTCTGAACCTTGGGCTTTATGACAAGTTATAGCATAACCAAAATCAAATTCATTAGGTTTTAATTGACTAGGTATTCTTGAAAAATTATTTCTATTTACGAGAGGTTCTCCTTCAATGAATAATTTTCTATCCATTCTAACATGGCAGAAGGTTCCCCAAATTTTTTCTCTTTCATTATTTAAGTCATAATAATCAGGAATAAAATTAGCAAACATTGTAGGAGTATAACAAAAATTTTCACGATCTTTATATTCAATATCAGATATGACACCAGTCACACCATTAATTAAAGAGTCTCCATAAAAGTTTGCTATATTCCAATTATTACGAGTACATATAATTTTATCTCCGTCTTGGGGTAAAGGATCTTCCCATCCAAATAAATCATATCTCATTTGAGCGTTAAGACCTATCCGAGTTGCATTTTTGGCACATATAATTTGATCAGCCCAACCTAATACACCCATATTATTGCGATATTCATCCCAGCTAATAACTCGAACATCGTGGCCTTTAAAATATTTTAAAGGTTTCTTATCACGAACATCCATACTTAATCTTAAAATATCGCTTGTATCTTCTTGTCTCATAACCTCATCAAGAAATACATGAGGATGCTCTAAGATACCATTATCTAATGCTTTTACAGGAGGTAGCTGACCGGGGTCTCCAAGAGCAAGAATATGAATACCATATCCAAGTAAGGTTTCCCACATATGCTCTGGAACCATAGATACTTCATCTATAACTATAAGTTTGTATGGTTTATCTAATCTTTCTTTTACTTTAAAATAAAATGTGCCGTCTTTGCGCGGGATGGCATTATATATAAGCCGATGAATAGTTGAAGCATTCGGGCATCCTTTTCTTTTAAGAACATTTGCCGCTTTGCCTGTATAGGCCGCGTAACATACTTCATCCTCTCGGTCAAGACCTATGGCATCAATTATAAAAGCCACAAGTGTAGATTTACCTGTTCCAGTCAGGCGTAGCCAGCAATACAACTATATAATTCGTGAGCGTTGTATCTGGCTACTACTTCTTTCAATCCTTCTTCTTGTCTAGCATTCAATATCAAGGATTTACTTCCTCCCTTCTTTTATATTCTATATATATTATACCACATTTTTTATAGAAAATCAACTTTACCCTCCAATTCGGTCCAAAAAATCGAGGCGACTTTTTTGATTTTGGCAGACGGGGCTTAGGACCCCGGCCGGCCCAGCAAAAAGGCGAACCCTTTGGCTCGCCTTAGAAATAATACATCATTTTAGAATCATAGTCAATTATATCAATTTGAGGAGTCATTTTACCACCCCAAGTATTTACGGCACAAGTGCCTACAATATTCATTACACTAACTTTTCCTATTTCTGGAACTAAGCTCTCATATTCTTCTATTGATGAATAACGCTTTATAGCTTCTACTCCATTAGGAAGTAAAATTTTAATTGTAGGATATTTTTCTGGTGACATTAATTTTATTGTATCTTTTGTGACTATAATATCTTTGATTAGGATTTCAGGCCGTTCAAGACCTTTACCCCAAATACTATCATAATCACTAATATCCATAATAGCGTTTTTATCTATTCCATTTACATCCCATACAAAATCTACTATATGAGAAGGATTGAAAGTGCAATCTTTCAAATCTTCATTTGTATCTTTTATAAAGTCATCAAAATCGTTATCATAAATTCCAACACCAAATGCTGAGGGATGACCTTCGGCAAGATATACCGTGATTTGACTATTCATGAATTCTTTGAAATTTTCAAGTCCTTCATATTCATATGACCGAGCTGAGCCTTCCCACGCAGGAGAACCATCAGGTCCAGTAGTAGGAGATAAAAGTAAGATTGGTTGTTTATATTTAGATAATAATTGATTGGCAATAAGACCAGTAAAGTTTCTATTTATACTAGCAGGCATTTTAACTGCGAGAATTTTATTCTCATTTAGCTTCTGCTTTTGTATCATATTATCTATTAATTGGTAACCTTCATCTCTTTGTTTATCTTGCTTTGCTTTTATATTTCTAGCAGCTCGGCAGGCTTGTTCGGCCATTGTTTCCATCTGCCCCTTACAACCACGTTTTGTAGAAGGAATTTCTAAATCTGCTTTCCAATCTAACATTGCATCAAAGAATAATTTCTTTTCTTCTTGTGTGCCGCTTCGTGTAATAGCATTTACTAACGGGCTTATATACCATCCAACAGTAAAAGGATTTAGTCCTCCGTGGTTTGATATTGAATAATCCTACATTTTACATATTTCATAAAATAGTTTGTTATGAACATTCTTAGTGCCGCGTTTGATAATTTCTCTTGTTTCAAAATCACGAACATCCATTACATCGGCAATAATACCGAATGCGGCAAGATCGTAAAAATAATCTGAATAATCTTTATCTAACAGTTGGTCTATATATTGACAAAATTTCAATACCATACCAACACCTGATAATGATTTTGTAGGATAATTACATAACTGATTATTGATAGTCACGGCATATGGGGAATATTTCTCAGCATGATGATGGTCAATAACTAATACATCAATTCCTTTATCGTGAAGTTCTTTATGAATATCATAATCATTAGAACTACTATCAGGTGCAATTACCAACTTTGTGTCTTTTGGAATATTATCTGTTAATCCATGCTGTTTTCCATCATGAAAATCATATGAGATATTATTTTCAACAAAGCCAGGGAATAACAGATGCAAATAATTAAGAAGTAAAGCTGCGGAAGTATATCCATCACAATCACTATCAACTTGAACAAATATCTTATCATCATTATTGATATGCTTAATTAAAAGTTTGACGCCTTCTTGCATATATTTGATAGTGGCTGGATCTATAATATCATCCTAACTTGTATTTAAGTAATGATAAATATCGTCTTTTGTAAATCCTCTATTAGCAAATATCTATTCAACAGGATCAAGCATTATATATTCTGTAAGCGGGAGTAATGATGGTCTAATTTGATATTCCATATAACAATCACTCCTTATTTTTCTTTGCTTTCATTATTTTAGCAAATTCTTTCAAATATTGCTTTTTAGCATCTTTTTTAGCTTTTAAACTAGCATCAGCTATTGTGCTAATAATTTGATTTACAAATTCAGCGTTCTTTTCTGCTTCTTCCTTAAAATATCCACATAATCCAACAATATCGTCTATATATTCAGCAAGAATAATTAGACTTGTTAACCCTTCGGCATTATCTTCACATATTTCATTCAACTTATTTATTGCTTTTACTATTTCATCTTCTTTATGTCTTATATAATTAGTTTCATTATACATTATATTACCCTTTCTTTATATAATTGTAAGAATATATCTTTTCCACAATCTATCGGGGAATCTTTATATCCAGTAAGTTCATTTTTATCAATAATAAATGATATTGGCAAACTGTTTCCATATTTTAATTTCATCTTTTTGAATTTATCAACTAATCGACAAAATTCTTTATCATTCTTCTCTTGGAATTGTCTATCAAAAGCAATAATAATTTCTGCTCCTGTATCTCTCAACATATTTATTTGATAATTTGATAAGCTAAAACCGCAACAAGCAACTGATATATCATTTTCAGTTCCAAAATATGAACGATATAATAAACAAGATTTTTCGCTTTCAAATACAAATACTTTTTTCATATCTTTAATATGATTTTGAGAATTATTGAAATTATATAAATTCATTCCAAGAGGATGACGATATATTAAGTTATTTATTTTTAATGGTCTATATTTACCATAATATTCAGCTTCTTCTGCCACAACCGTTCTGCCGCGTAAGCCTATAAATCGCCCCATTTTATCATAATGAGGAATTGTAATTTGATCGCCTCCGGGATAAAATCCAATATTACTAAGTTTTAAAACTTCATCTGAAATACCTTCTTTTAGCCAAGGATCAATTTTTATTTTATAATCAAGATTTTTTAAAACTGTGGGGTCATAAGTTTTAAGAACTACTTCGGGTTGTCCTTTATTTACTTTAATTGTAGAGATGCGTTCCCACTCAGAAAGTTGTTTGTAATCTTCCATTTTGTGAGTATCTTCTTCTACATATACGCCGTTAATATGAAAATAATTAGCAATCCAACGAACGGCATCATTTAAATCATAATTTTCGTGCCATTGTATATCAGCTACTTTTCTTACCAACTCATAAATATCAAAATAACAATCGCATTCAGTATAACATCTGAAAAGCATTGAGTTTTCATAAAAGTATAACTTACGACTACCTTCATTTGGCGGATTGTGACATATAGTATCAGAGAGAATCCCGAAATTAGAATATTCAGGATTCCCTCCAAATGTATTTAATAAATCAAAAATATTTTCTAAGGTTAACTCTTCCTTTATTTCATCTTTATTATAATCTATCATAATGTAATAACTTTTACGCAATAACCAATAAGCCCAAAGGTCTCATTTACATAATCACACAACCACTTCTGAGGATCTACTTTTTTAGTTTCTCGTTTCTGTAAAAGTAGTATATCTTCTGCATCTTTGTGGCTCATATGATATTCAATCAGACCACGATGGCCTCCCCATTCTTCCCAAGTTTTAGGAGTAGGGAGAGAACGTTTTTCAAGCTGCTTTGCCAGAGATAACTTCTTATCTTTCTTATTATTAAATTTCTTATTGTTATTTTTTGCCATTTAAAATGCTCCTTCTTCTTCTACTAGAATTTTTATATCATCAATATTTATTAGTTCATAATTCCAAGTTGTACAAAACATTGGTTGAATACGACAGGTCCCTAAATCGGCTTTACACCATAAATAAACTCCTTTATAGCGACCCCGTCTATTTTTATAAACAGACATTTTAATTGTCGGTTTATCAAATACATTCGCATTTAAAATTGTTTCTAAGGCTTCTATATCATCTTTTGTTGTATTCAAAAGAATTGAACCATAGTCAATCTTATCGGCTATTGCTTTTGCTCCTCTTAAAAGATTTTGATCTGGAGTTTCACTTGTTGTATAATCAGCATTTAGCTGAGTAGCACTCATAATGAATACTCCATATTGATTACATATATCTTTCAGTTTTGTAGATAACATAAATAATATATTATCTTCTCTTAATCTAACACCACCAGATCTTCTTGTGATTTCTTCGAGAATTTTGATACTTGTATGAATATAATCATGAAAAACATATTTAATATCATGATCTCGAAGGTTTTTCTTAATAGTGTTTTCTACGTCTTGGAGGGAGAAATCTGGTAATTCTTCAATGAAGATTGGAGAGTTTTTAAGAATATTAGCTGCTTCTTGAACTCGTTCATCTTCATCACCTTCATAAAAATTATTTATAATATGCTCTTCATTTACATTAGCAAGAAAAGCAAGCATCATTGTTTGAACTTCTTCTTTTTCCTGTTCTGTTGTAATAAACAATACTGGTTGTGCTACACCAGTTTTTATCCATCCGAACATATCATCGTAAATCTTATTACATCCTATATAGCAACAATCGGCAATCATGCTTCTTGTTTTTCCAATACCAGTTGCCGCTGATCTTAAATAGAATTTTTTAAGTCTCGCACCACGAGTAACCGCATTGATAAGTGGGCCATAAAGTGGCACGCCAACCTCTGGATGTTCTTTAAATTTTTGTATTAACTCAAAAATACCATCTCCGGCAAGTGACGCTTGACCATAATCTTGGTCGGCATATGTCATTCTAATTCGTGAAATTTTATCATCTACTAAATCGGCAAGACCTGTCAAAGAACTATTATCAAGAAATGCTTCTTGCATTTCTTTTTTCTTTGCATCTAAGATATTATCATCATCGTATATATCACTTACATCTACGCCGTTTTGATAATATACACGAAGAAGTGTCATTTTTTTCAAACGATTATAGTAATAATCAAAAGTCAATTCATTAGCATATGTAGAAACTTCTAATAACCAATCGTCTCCTTTTTCGGCTTGATATATACCTTGACTTTTTGGTTTTGATGCTAAATAATCATTTATATTTTGTAATGTAATAGCTTTTGCTCCAAGTTCATGAACTTTGTATATGGTTCCAAAAACTACTTTATGAAATTCATTTGAGAAATCTTCATCAGTTACGAAATATTTATCATCCATATCCAAAAGAGAAGGATTATTAAAAACGCATCCTATAACCTATAAGACTGCCGTTGTGTCATAATATTTAGCCATTACGTATCCTCCTCTAAGAATTTGAATACTTCAATTTTCTTCTTTTCTACTTTTGGAGGTGGAATTCTAATCTCTCTTATATTCACTACAATTTCACCCACATCTTTATTTATTTCTTTTGCCGTTTTAATTTTTTCAAAATGTTCTTGTGCTTTTTGATAACAATATGGGACAATGCCGAGTGTGTTATATTCTATAGTTGCGGGATGCTTTAATACTTCATAATAATATTTTAAAGCATTTAAAATACCTTTATAAGTATAATTAAAATCTCGTCCCAAATAGCGTTTCATCTACATTTGAATAACTGGATAATTAGCTTGTTTATCCCATAATTTATCTATATATTTGCGGAGTTCTAATTCATCTTGTTGCTCGGTAAATTCTTCCTCATTATTTTCTTCGGCTTTTTTAGAACACTCTTTATGAGCATATCTACGATTTGTTATCTAAATGAAAGGAACTTTATCTCTGTCAAATCTTTCTCCGCAATAAAAACATTTTACTATATGTGCTATTTTTTTGTCCTCCTTTCATTTTATAATAATATTATACCATAAAATAAGAAAAAAATCAACTCAATCCTGCGTAGGTATTGAGTTGATTTTTCTTTTCATATCATAATTTGAATTCCTCTTTCATATCCATAATAATAAGTGCTAACAATTCGGCCTGAGAAGGTGAAAGGTTCTGAACTTTCTTTCCTTTGCCGAGATGCTTATCTACAATAGCTGTAATACGAGGCCCAACTTTGGGATCTTTATTCATAAGCTCTCCTGCTATTGTAGCAAATTCTTCTTTCATAGCATCAAAATCATATTGAGGCTTTTCTACGATCTTTTCTTTTTCATCAGTGATAAATTCACCATTATGTTCTTTTGCTTCTTCTTCGATTGCATCACTAACTGCTTTTATAAGATTTTCATAAGTAAATGTGAATTCAGGCTTAATATACTTAAAACGGCCTCCACAGGCAATACTGTCATCTTTAGCACGAAGTGTCAATACTGACATATCATTACCTTTGACCTAATGAGCATATCCATAAATATCTGCCATTCCTTCAATAGCCTGTTTAGCCTTTTTACCGGGGATAGAAGGACGAATTACCATATGTGTATTACCATTATCATCTTCTTCCTGAGTTTCATTGGCATGACCAATAAAGAAAACAGCATATCCAAGCTGAGTTAATCCTCTAAATACAGTATTAAATTCAGATGTGAAAGCACTCCAGCCTTTACCGAAAGCAGCATCTCCGAGTTGTTCAATATCTAACTGATCACATACATATTGCTGACACAATTCTGAAGCAATATCAATAGTATCAATAATAACTGCCTTATAAATACCCTTTACTTCATCAGATTTTAATTGACGATATACCATAAGCATTTCAGCCCATGATGTAATATCAACTGCATGTACTCCTGGAAGAGCGTTGTAGCCTTTTTCAAATGCGATCAAAAGCGCATCTGGCATCTAAACAGCGAGAGTCGTTTTTCCCGTTTTTGGCATTAACGGGATGTTATCCTAAAAGCTTTTTATCTTTTAGTTCTTA